TGGCAGGGGCAGAAGGGATCGAACCCTCGGCACTCGGTTTTGGAGACCTTATACGATACTTAAATATTTCTTTATTCATGCGGGTTTATAGGGGATATGATAATAAAAGGTAGTGATAAGGTAGTTATTTGATAAAAAAGTATAATAAAGCTATAAGTAAAAATGCAAAAAAATAGGGAACAGCTCTTATGAATTAACATGAGAGCTGTTCCCTAAAATTCTATTTACTTATTATTTGTAAATTATTAATTGCTGTCCTACATAAATCTTATTAGGATTATTTATTCCATTATCTGTTGCTATCTTTTTATAGTTAGTACCGAATTTAGAGGCAATACCAGACAAAGTGTCTCCTCGCTTTACCGTATATGTTACATACGAAGGCTCAACAGGCTTTGCCGAGGCCGCCAGTCCATTTACTATATTCTGAATAGCGTCATAATTGTATCCTGCCTGAGTTAATCGTGTTTTACGCTCATTACCGTTATCCCATTTGCCCGACATTACCTCTTTGGCAATCTCATCATTGCTCTTAAGTACAGGTTTAGGAACCGCCAGTTCGTTTACAATCGCTTGAATAGCATTATAATCGTAACCTTCTGCTGTTAAACGGTTTTTACGGTCTGCGCTATAGTCTTAACCGCGCGTATACCGGCAGCCTTAGTCCATTTTTCAAACCTCTTATCCATTGTTTCACCCCCCTATCTGCAATCTTCCATTACTACGATTCCGTATTCAGCGGCACACTTATGTTCTATTCGGCATCCTCTTGCCGTTTCCCAACCTTTTGCAAAATAAGCAACATCAGCCGTTGATAACAGTTCTATTGATTTGCCTAAAAACCATAAAGGTTTTGCTTCTGCCGGGGCATTTTGAAAGAATGAATCGATTACTTCAACCTTTTCTCCGAGTTTTTTCTCGGCTGACTTAATTGCCGTTTCTCTTTCTGATAATATTGCATCATTCGTTTTGCCTTTCATAGGTTGCGAAATAAATATTTTTTTCATAGTTTACCCCCCTATACTCCCAAAATCTTTTTCCAGGTGTTTATACCAACGCAGCCGTCAACGGCAAGCCTGTTAGCCTTTTGATAATTGCGCACTGACCTGTCGGTATCCTTGCCGAACATTCCGTCAGCCTTTACACCTACCTTGCGCTGCACTATTTTTGTAAGGCTGCGGTTTGTGTATGTAAGCCTCTTTTTGCATACGGCGGCTTTTGCTACGCTCTCGCACTCTGCGCCCCATACGCCGTCGGCACCGAATTTAGGGAATTTAAAGCCGTCCGCAATAGCGGCGGTCTGCCATTCCTTAACGGCGGTGTTTTTATTGCTCGGCTTAGGTGCGGGTTTCGGTTTCGGTGCTGCGGGTTGCGGGGCGGGCTTCGGCTGCTCGGCGGTGAATATGCTGTTATACATAACGTTCATATCCACATTGCCGCTTATGCCGTCTATGCGCCCTTTTGAGGTATGCTGCCATATATCATAGGTACGGTTGAAATTATTTACCTTGGCGCCGTATTCGGCTACCCACTTGCTGATACTGTCATACCATTTGTCGGTCATCTTCTCGTTCCAAAACGCCGAGCGACTGGAGTATATGCCCATTTTATAGCCGAGGGCGTTAAGCTGCTTATTAAACTCCTGCATAATGCTGAGCATATCCGCGTTTGAAATGGTGCGCCAATTTAAGCCGTTTGTGTTCTCAATGTCTATGTAGACAGGGGCGTTTATTTTCTTGCCGTTAAGCAGCCTTTTTATATGCGCAATTTCCTTTGCGACCTTTGCTTTATTCACGGCATATGAGAAGAAATATACCGCGAACGGTATGCCCAGCCTCACGCACTCGGCATAGTTCCGCTCAAACTGCTTATCGTCCTGCGAGGGTATGTCGTCACCCAGCCCCATACGCAGTATGGCAAAATCTATTTGCGGTTTCACCCTTTCCCAGTTTATCCTGCCTTGATAATGTGATACGTCGATTCCTTTTGCTGACATTTTGTTACCTCCGTCATATTTTGTTTTTAATATCGCGTATGTCGTGCTCCGCTTCGGTCATTCTACCCTCAAGCTTATATGTGCGCTCCATTACGCTGTTGTGCTTTTCAACCTTTTTTTCAAGCTGTGAAAGGCGATATGTAGTAAGGCGGTTTGCCGCCATTATGCCCCCGAACGTGCCTATAAGCGTTCCGGTGAGAGATACAAGCGAAACTATTACTGTACTGTTCATTATTTCGCCTCGCTTTCATTCGGCGTTGTTTCGTTTTCTGTTGGGTATTGCGCTTCAATGGCGGTCTGTATCTCGGCAAGGTCATCCTCTGTAAGCACGCCCTTTTCGTTCCACCCTGCGGCATTTAGGATTATCTGATAATCCGACATTTTTCCGACCGCTCTTAAAAAGCCTGTTTTAACAAAATTCCTTAAACTGAACATATTATGTATTCCCTCCCATAGATAATATTGCCTGCCGCATTTCGGCAAAAGCCTTGTTTATATCTCTGTTATATTCCGCTTCGATTATTGCTCCCTCGGTATCGGTCATAAGTGTTGTGGTTGGGTAAAGACTTTTTACGCCCGACACTGTACCGTCGGCGGCAGGGGTATATGTTTGACCTTGATAGGGTTCGTAAGCGGTTGCAGTTGAGCCGAGTTCAAGTTGGGGTTTAAACACAAGATTTTCTACTGTAGTATCTTTTGCAATATTGATAACTATTGAAACTGTTTTATCATCTTCTGCATTTATAGATATACCATTGCCGATATCAGCTTTATAAAATTTATAATCAGAAGTGCTGAGATATAACGAGTATGTTGTTCCAGAACCGCCCGTAGGACACCCGCTAAAAAAGTATTGTCCTTTTTTAAGAGAAAAAGATTGTTGTAATTTAAAATATGCTTGTGCAGTTGCTGTACCACTTACTGTAACACTACCATCAGAATTAACCGTAAAAGTAATTCCGTTGAGTGTTTTTGTCGTATCAGTATATGGATAAGGTATTAAATTCTTCCCGTACCTTGTTGCAGTAACTGTTGTTAAATCTGAAGTGTAGGGGGTGTAAACGGTGGCGGTTGAGCCGAGTTCTATTTGTACTGTCGCAAGTATTTCGTCAATTGTGGTCGTTGTGTCATAAGCACTGTTGTAGAGCCAAACTACAATATATTTGCTATCAGCACCACTTGTAGCAGTAATGCTTGTAGCTGTGTAATTCTGTACCCGATTTGTAACGGCTGTTCCGGCTGTCGGTATGACATTTGTAAAAGCAACGACATAACGAGCTGTGGCAATTTTCGATACTGTATAAGTCGTATTTGGGTTGCAAGGAATATAAATACACCTTGAAGTAGTTGCCGCCGTTATAACATTTGCGTCTATGTACCCTGCAATGATATTTGCGTTGTTTTTATCAAACAAATTTTTTCTTTTCACCTTAACCCCAAGCATATGCTCGTTCGGGGAAATATCGGTAAGGCGTATTGCCGAACCCGAAGCGGCACCGCGGAGCGCATTGGCGCAGGCGGTGTTGATTGTAAGTCTTTCTTTTGCGAGGGCTTCGGATATGGCGGTGTTCATTTGATCAACGCCTACATCACCTTGCTCACCTTTGAAATCTCCGCTGTCTTTTGCATCTTGCAAAGCTTTATCAATAACTTCCTGCAACTCCTCTTTTGTACTGCTTATATCAATTAATCTACTATCTCCCGTAGGACTTTTAAGTATTTGTAAGGCGCAAAAAGAAGTTTTTCCTTTAATTGTAATTGAGTTGTCCTTCCCTAAATTAACCGCATCTACGCAAAATAATAAATCGCCGGCGGCAGGGATTAATTGTTCCCATAAGGTAACAGAAATTTTATTTTTATCAATCAAGCTGGCTTTATAAATATTAGGGGAAACAATATATTCTCCCAGCACAGTTTGAAATTCAAAGAAGTAATACGAAATGTCATTTTGTATCATTCTATCCGGCAGTTTTACTATAAGTTTAGATTCATTATGTTCCCTTGCGTTTCCGCCAAATACCTTCTGCGGGCAACGAGAATCCTGTGATAAATCTATATTAATTATTCGCATTAAAAACACTCCTTTCATAATTAAAAAGAGCCGCTAAAATATGGCTCTTTTATAACTTTATTTTTAATTTTATTTAATCACATATCCTTAATAAACGGATATAATGCATATAATCCATTACCGGTTAAATCACACTTATTTAATTCATCAACGGTAAACTCAAAATTAGGCTTTTCAACATCAACTGAATCAAGCTTTGCGATATCTGAAGAAAAATCTTCAATATACTCTTTCTGTATTTTTATTCCTCCATTATCAGTAGGAACAATGTTACCGGACTCATCTTTTTCGGCATATTTTGAAAGTATTTCGGAATACTTTTTGTCATAAAAATCGGCTTCAGTTTCAACCGCCTTTACGAATTTAATAACTTTTAAGGCGAGCTGCATATCGCCGTCATATTTACAATTAAGATCAAAAGCGTTTTTTGATTTTATTAAATCAATTATTTTCAATATAAAATCTACCTTTCATATGATTTTAATTTATTTTGTATTTTTAGTTTTTAATTTAGATATAAAAAAGAACCCACCGAAATGAGTTCTAAATGAGTTATTTATTTTCATCAATGCTATCGATTATATAGGGCTTAAATTCTTCAATAAATTCACCGATTTCATCCATAACATTTAATCCTTTTAATAAAAACATGGCTTCTTCTTTGGTATAGTCAGGTATTGGTTCTTTAATTATCTTATCAATAATTGCGCTTGCTAACATAATCTCGGTCATTCCTTTTCTCATTTCTCCCCCCATTATAGCTTTATAAAAGACAACTTATTTTAACAAAATTTGCATTATGGTATTGAAACTTTTTTAAATACATGGTACAATATATGTTGTCATAGGGGGAAAGCATTATTGGATGAATTAAATACAAAAGAAAATGAATGTAGTATCCAAACACCGCAACAGATTAATAGACTTGATTTACTCCAAGAATATAAAGACCTGTACTACAAAGAAATTGATTTCGGCGAGCGTCTTCATTCAAGGATTGTATCATATATTACTTTTTTAACATTACTCATAGGCTTATTAGGATATGAATTGAATATACTTACGAAATGTGAAAACGATTGGAAATTCGGCGTTTATTTAACATTTTGTTGTTTTTCAGTAGTTTTGTCTATTATAATGATTATACTATTTATACGAACATATGTAGGATATAATATTGAACACATTAGTATTAATGATATTCACCAAGCAATAAATAAGTGTTATAATACCAATTATGATAAGCAACCTTATCAGAACTGCCAAATCGACAACACTATTACCTTAAGTCTTGCCGAAAAATTTATAAATTTAGCAATAAGCCAAAGACATATTAATAGTATTAAAAGTAAAAGATATAAAAAACTAATTTTTATATCAATATTGAATACAATATCAGTCTTGGTAACGTATTTGATTTCAATTTTTATAAAATAAAAAAGGAGTTTTTAAAAATGCCAGATAACGATGATAATTTAAGTCTAAATATACAATACCCTAAAGATGTCAATGGGAATATACCTGTCGATTCAATAAAAAACTCTCCAACAGAAGTACTTTTTGAATCGTATACTTATAAAAAAAATAAAAAAACTACAGAAGATAAATAATTAAGAAAGGGGCAATAGCTCTGACCTTATCATTGTTGAGAAGTCTTCACCACAAGTCCCTTTCTCATTCGGCGGATATTGTATATGCAAATGTGCAGTATCTATACAATGTTTATTTGAATTAATAATTTTATCTCCCCAAAAATTCTCTATAACAATCAAAGGTTTAGGAATAGGAATTTCTTGGGGAATATTTTTTGTGGTGTAAATTATTTTATTATTTGTATTTTTAAGTTTACATTTTATTTTTTTAATTATAAAAATCACCTCATTTTGAAAGGATAATTATTTTTAAGTTATTTTTTTGTCATTGAAATCTTCCATAATATACGATATAATTACAATGAACTATAAAAGAGGATGTTAAACAGTTGGATAAATTTGAAAAACTTGCTCGTTGGTTTTCATACCAAATTAAATTAGAAGATCGGTTTAATCGTAAAATTCCTAAAGTAAAAGTTTGTCGAGGAGACATATATTCTTGTTACTTAGGTGAAAATATTGGACACGAGAAAAGCAAATTAGAAGGGCGTCCTTGCGTGGTTATTTCTACCGACAAAATTAATACAAGGAGCAGCAATATAATTGTAATTCCGTTGACAAAAAATATTAAATACAAAGATGGCTCAACAAAACTGTTAAGATATGAGTGGAATTACATCCTATACAAATCCAAATATCCTCTAAAATATGACTCAATGGCTCAGTGTGAGGATATGCGATGTATTAGCAAAATCAGACTTGGAGCATATATTGGTCATGTAAATACAAAAGATATGGAAAATTTGAAAAAAAGATTAAAAATTACTTTACAAATTTAATATTTGGATGTATAATAAGAATACAGAAATGAGACAATTATATTGTCTGCCCTTATGAATGCACACCAAGCATAAATATCGCTCGCAGACTTATGATATTTTTAATTTGGGAGCCTTATAGTTCCCCACGATATTTTATATCGTATGAATACCGAGAGGGGATAAATCTCTCTCGGTATTCACTTTTTTAAATACATATAAATTTAGGGAGGAACAACACCTTTGAAAAAAATATTTTTACCATTATTTATTATAACACTCACTATGTGCTGTTTGTTATCAGCTTGCGACGAAAACAATAAAACTTCTAATCAAAATTCCACTACAAAAAACAGTGATAGTTCAGTCGCGTCAGTTCAAAATACTTCGGGTGTATCTGATACTGTAGTAGTGCCTAATGAGCAACCTCAACAAGCATCTGAAAATTTAACTCAAGCAAATAAAGATAATTCTAATAATACTAATAATTCAGCCTCTACCTCTGTAATAAGTAGCAAAGAGCAAGCTGCTTCTACCACAACCACATCGTCTGCACAAAACAACTCCCAATCTTCAACAAATTTGCAACAAAAAATTGCAGAAGAGAATGCACGACACGAAAATGTAATAAATAAATTAAATCAAAAAAAACAGGATATATTGTCACTTAGAGATGCTCAGTTTAATGCTTTGGGCGCTTCTTATTCAGGTACAGAAGAAGAATATTTAGCAAAACAATCGGAGTTGCGCAACAGGAGTAATAAATTACAATTTTTTATAAGCTCTTGCCGAGGAAGTAATCTATCTCAATCTACTCAAAAAAAATTAAAAGAGGCGCAAAAGGAGAAAGAAGCGGTAGATACCGAGCTTTCTGCGCTCGAAAAAGCTATGAGCGTCAAAAGACTCAAACAGGATATAGAAAATCAAACGAAAACTCAAATAGACAATGTTGAGAAAGAAATACAAGCAGAAAATGACTTGTATGCCAGAAACTTAGCATCATTAAAATAAAAGGAGTATTAAAATGAAAAAAACAATATTCTTAATGACTGTCATTGTAACGGTTCTTTTATCTGCCTGTAATTCTGCAACTAATTCAAACAGTCACCTTAATTCCGATGTGGTTTTCTCATCTGAGGCTTTTGAAAATCATAATGAATATAATGCATCAAGTATCTTTCCAAATAACAACTCCGAAGTAACACCACAGGATAATATTCCAACAGCGAGCGATCAAGCGCCGCAAAATAATGATGAAGTTAGTAGCGACAGCACCGTTGTTGAATCGCCTTCATCTCAGGGCGCACCGACCCCTGCCGCTCCTCAAACTTTAAAGTCACAAATTGACAGTGTCAATATCTCATTATCTCCTGCACCGATAGAAGTATCTTATAGAACAAAAAATCATATTTATTCAACCGCTATTATTAACAGTTATACAATCACCAAAACTGACACGGCAAACAATCGCGTATTGTGTCAAGTCGATTTTAATTGTACTAAAACATTTGATGAAGACGGAGAGAATGGGTCAAACGGATGTCAATTTAAACTTATTATTAGGAAAGATAATGTTATTGTTGGAACAGAATGTGTTTACTCTGATTTGCATATCTCCGTCAACCAAGTTTTTACTGCTCATTGGGAAGCCACATTTACTCCCGGAAATAACTACACGGTAGAACTCTGTGACTATTTAATTTAAAGTGTTGTAATTAACAAACATACTTCTGCGTTAGAATGCACCAGTTATATGCCGCTTTATTATGATAATTCTCAGTCGCCTACCGAATTAGATTGTGAAAAAATTTTATACAATATTGGCACAACAGTAAATTAGCTTTTTATAATAATTACCACATCTTTTTTATAAAGGTGTGGTAAAATTTTATGATAACGCCGCTACTTTGCTTTTTAATATTTGTACTTCTCGCACCAACATACCGATTATTTCCTCATAACGCAAGGTTTTAATAGCATCTCCACTACCATCGGGGAAATCCATAACCAAAGCTGCATCTAAAGAAGTCAATCCTGCCTTTTGAATGGCATCTTCGACATCTTGTGCGATAAAACCAATATGTTTTCGTCCGGAAGTTCCATCATTGTATTTATAAACACAGGGTTTTAAATTGTCAAACAACACAGAATAGTTGTCTGTTAATGTCATAATTGAATTTTTGAGTCTTCTATCAGAGGTAACTGATGCCCCAGAATTATTATACCAACTTCCCTTTAAATATCCACGAACGGTGTTTAATGTTATATATGAACCAGAATACATCCAAACATTTTCACCGCTACTGTCTTTTCCAATTCTTATATATCCCGAATCGCTATATTTAAAAGTACATCCTGTGTTTCCATGTCCACTATTATAAGCATAAATTTTACAACTTCCGCCAGTACCTATTATTACTCCATCAGACAAAACAGAACTACTTTTTATCGTACCTGTAATATCTGCACTACTTGCATGTAAATAACCATCTCTATTAACATAAAAAGAAGCAGCACCATCTTTGTCACAACATATTATCGTGCCTCCAGCTATACCGGGGTTCCATAAAGAAAAGGTATAACCCGTAGTGGAATTTTTATTATAAATTCGTCCGTCTGCAATTTTCCATCCACCAATAGAACCAGCGTTTGCAGTGATAGTCCCGGTAATATTGGCTTTAGTAGCAGTAAAATTACCGTTAGCATAAAGACAAAATGGATAAGTACCACCGTTTTTTACTATAAGTACATCGCCCTTGCCACCGCTCATATCAGTCCAATCGGATGGTTGATGTAACCAAACATAATTATTATCATCTTTTTTACACATTAAATAAGTGCCGCCTATTGTCCATCCGCCAATAACTCCTGATTTCGCAGTAATTGTTCCAGCTATATTAGCACTGCTGCAATACATATCACCGTAGAAACCGACACGAAATTCACCATTTTGACCTTTACTATAAAAAGCATAATTGCCACTGGAAGCAACGTAAGTATTGCCATCATTTGAATAAATCTTATTTATATCTATTGTCCATCCACCAATAGAACCACTCGTAGCAGTAATATTTGCAGATACACATAAGTTACCGTCGCTATCGGCGTAGAATTGTTTATTACCATTAGCGTCCTTAATAGTAATTCCTGCGGTCGTGCCGTCGTTAATAATGGTAAGACCGTTTTCGTTTAGTGTGATAGCGTAAGTACCGTCTCCACGGGCATTGCCAAGCAAAGTGAGTTCCTTACCTAAAAATAGTTTACCAACTATTAAGTCGCCTGCTACGCCGTATTTAAAGATATCTTTGCCTGTAGCGTCATCGTGATACAAATAGATTTTACCGATAGCGGTAGCAATGCTTTGCCAGTTGTCTTTTGTAATCGCGAGAGTATTATTTACTATTCTAAGCTGTTCGTTATCGTAAATCGGACTTCCCTTTGTATCAAATATTAAATTGCCGTCCGCGTCAGTTGACTGTCTTCGCCCCCAATAACCACTGTCGTCTATGATGACAGACTGATTGTTTGAAGTAAGAAAATGGTTCTTTGTAAGCGTTAAAGCGTTATCTATCCAGTCACGCTGTTTATCGAGTTCCGAACGCTGATCGTTTACTATATTTTTTAAATATTTAACTGCCGCCGCACTTGTCTTAACGCTTCCGAAAACATCATCAAAAAGTGACTTAATATCATTTTCATCATACTTGTTGCCAAAAGTGAAACTCACTGAACAGTCATCATAATCAATAGAGAAGTTTGTTAAATGTACTTGTTCCATATGATCGTCTGAGGTTTCAAGATAAACTATTGCGCCGGGCATAAGCTGTTTTGAAAATCTCTCGAACTTCTTATTAAATAAAAAGCTGTTGTTTTCAACTGAAAATGTATAAGACTGAGTAGAGAGTTTTTCAAGCTCTTTTTTGGCACGGTCAAACAGTTTGTTAGATTGCTGATATATTTCGGCATATTTCATATCATCAGTTTGAGTAATATACTCATCAGAATATTCAGCAGGATTAATATATGCCGAAAGTTCATTAAGCAATTCTTGTGTGAAAATTTGACTGCCGTTTATATCTACTGCCGTAAGTTCCAAAGAACATTCTTTAGCGTAATTTTGTAGCGGTGTTTCGTAAGTTGTTTGTATATTCGCTTTTTTAGTTGCTACAATATTTTCCTGAGCAGAAATCGCTTGTTGTTTTGCAGTGATATTTGAATTGACCGTTGTAAGCGCCGTCTGCTTATTATCATCTGTGGCAGTGGTATTTATTACTGTGTCTCTATCCCTTTCAAGGTTTTTAAGTTCCTCTTTGAGAATATCTAAATCTTTTTCGGCATTACTTAAATCATCAAGTGCGGTCGCCCACTGTTCACTTAAAGTACGATAGGGGAGAATTGTAGCTTCGTATTTCTCTTGCCATTTAATTAAAGCCGTCTGTAGTTCAGATGACATATTACTAAAACAGTGCGTAAAATTATAAAGCGTTTCCGACCCGTTCGGGTTAGAGTATACAAGACTTAAATTATCATTCTGCTTAACAGTAATTGCAGTAAAACAATCATCATCTTTCGATTCTATGGTGACTTCTTTTAAGTCATTGCTTTTAGATAAATGAATATCTGTTTTATGGTGCGCCGCGTAATATTCCAAAGAATAAAAGCTCAATGTCCGAGTGATAAAATCTACATCAATGATGCACTCATAGGCTTCTTCAATTTCTTCCCATAGAAACTCATAAGCATTGTTGGATTTGTTTTCACCGTCAAAATAAGCAATTTTATCTTTGAGGTCGTCGCTAACAAAGCCAAGCTTCCATTTCGGAAGTATGGTCATCTGTTTTTGGATAATGCCTTCTTGATTATCTTTGGTGTAGAAATAATACGAGCCTTCATTTAAAAGCGGACATTCATTACGCTCTGTTTCCTTATCTACAGAATGACAGGAGATTTCTTTATAAATTCTTTCATCAGATTCGTGACGAGTATAATCGTCAATCATAAAATAGCCTACATCTGAGACATAAATATAACGTCCTTTTTCAAGACGCTTATACATATAATGAAGCTGTTCATTTTTGTTGTCCGAAAATTCAAAAGATAATTCCCACTGAGTGTTGAAATTAGGGGAGAGAACTACTTTTTTACAGTCAGGTAACATTCCCAATGTGTTACTTAAAGTTACTTTTCCGTCTTTTATTGTCGCTTCTGAATTAGGATTGCAAAGAGTTAAAATAGGAGCTTCAAATTGCTCAAATTTATCAAAAGAAATATTCATTTAAAGCCTCCTCTCAAGAAAATAGGGTATAAAAAAAGAACCATAAAAAATTATGGCTCTAAATAACATAAAAGCATTTACATAATATATCTCATATTATTCCAAACAAACTTTACACTATCTATGTCACCGATAATTTGCAATTCGTTTTTTCCTTGTAAAAATCTTAAAAACCTTTGGTTAGCAAGTTTATCATAGTAGCTATTGTTTGAACTATCAACAATGCTTCCGACACCACAGTCAATATACAATGTACTATCAGCAGTAACAGACTTTATTTGCATTGAGCGATTATTGTCTGTTATATTTTTTATCATTATATTAGCGGAGGCAGATGAATTTCCTACTTTAATTTCAAGATACGGATAAACATATCCATTGTAATCTGAATTTACATCAATAATGATATTGTTTACAAAAACAGTATAAATGTTTTCAACGGCATCTTGTGTAGCCATTGGTGTGGCTAAAGTACAGGTACACTTCCAACCAAACAAATTACCTGATTTACGAATTTCAAATGGGTTAGAAAAAACACATTCGACATATGAATGCTTTATTCGCCCATTTATCATTTCGTCCAAAGATTTTTTCGCACCATAATCTTCATAGAGCTTTTTATAAGTAAGAGAATTAAACATCCACCTCTTAATCTTTTTAGATGCAATATCATCTATCGGATATTCGCTTAAAATTTCAACATCAAAAGAGAGGGGAGAATCGTCCCACTTTTTGCTGTGTATATCATATCTATTGAGACCTTTATAAAATTCTGTTGTATAATTCACACTGTTGCATATTTGCGTAAGTCTATCAGTATCAAGGTTTGCAAAAAGTAAATGATAACGAGAAGAATTTATTCCATCATAAATGTAATAACCTGTAAACAACATTTTTATCACCTCTCTTATAAAATCGACATTTTATATGTAAAGGCTCTCTTATTTTAAAAGTAAGAGAGCCTATTGACTTATTGTAATTTCTTCATTGTTTTAAGTATTTCTTCAACCTGTTCTTTTTGACTATGTTTAATTTTCTGAACAGTCTGATTATCTGCGTTTCCGTTAACAGTTATGCCACCAACATTAACATTAACAGGCTGAGAATAGATCATAGACATTGCCTTTTGTTTAAATGAAGAAATTTTATCCATAACAGAATTAAGATAACCTTGCGGAGAATTTGCAAAATCCCATAATGCCTGAGTGGCACTTGCGTTCCATACTTTACTTGTCGGAGTAAGCATAGTAAACTGACCACGCCTAACATTTCCTGCAATAACTTCCGCACCGTTTTCCTGAGTGATTGCTGGAACGGAAGATGTACCGCTCGCATAAGCACGAGTTATAGTAACACCATACTGTCTCGCGAAACTCATAACAGCGTCGCGTATAGCAGGAAGGTCATCATTTATTCGTTCGAGTTGGCTTTCAATGCCTTTAATTTGCTCATTGATAGCTTTTTCTTGACTCTCATATTCTTTGTCTATTTGGTCTTTTGCTTTTTCAAGCGCTTTGTCTTTTTCAAAATCATTCAGCTCATCTTCTTTTTCCTTAAGCTGCTGTTGCAATTCGCGAAGTTTCTTTTGAGAAGATAGGGAAAGTGTGCCTCTAAATGAAGCTATAAGGACTTTTAACTTGTTAATTTCTTCTCGCTTTTCAGATTGATCCTTCTTATAATCTTCTTCGTCTTTTGCATCTTCAAGAGCCTGTTTACGAGCATCGGCAAGTTCTTTTAACTCATCCTTTTGTTTTTCAAGAGATTCTTTTTGCGCGTTAAGGTCATTTTGATAGAGTTTTTTAAATCCTTCGTAAACTTCCTGAGAATATTTTGCATATTCCTCAAGATACTCAGCACGATTTTCATAGTGGTGCTTATATTCAGCATCAAGTTGCTGTAAGAAATTAGTCTCGTCAATTATGTTATTGTCGCGACGCCATTTGAGTTTAGTATACCAGTCATCGAATGCCTCTTTGTATGAGTCTGTTGACTTTCCGGTTTTTTCAGTTGGATCAACGCTAACATTAAAGCCTCCGCTGCCGGTTTTTGTTATTTGATTTCTTAGATCATTTAAAGTAGCCAAAGCGTTAGCCGCTACTTGTGCTTGCTTACCATAACCTTCTAAGTAATCCCATGTTCCTGCGCCAAATTTTTTATCAAAATATTCTTTCATCTGACCAAGAGTGGAGAACTGGTTCATTACCGTAGAAACTCCCGTCAAGCCTAATGAGGTTCTCATTTTTGCTAACATTTGAGAATGTGCATCTGCTACACTCTTTATTGCGCTTAATTCGATTCCCATATTGGCTACTCTTTTGGCTATTTCTCCACCTTGCTTAATTGTTAATTGACTTTGAGCTTCTACACAAGCTTTTGCAGATTGTACGTATTGATTAGCAACAGACTGACTTGCACCTTTTTCAAGCATTTGCTGCCGAATAGACTCAACAGTCTCATTAGTCAATGTTTTTTTATTAAACGCCGCTTTAGTAAGAGATGTCGCTAAAGAAAGAGCCGCTACATCAGCAGAATTAGTTACCCCAAGCGCCTTTAATTGAGCCTGAGCATAATCAAAAGTCTCTTCCGTGACATCATTAAGAATACCTTTGCTATCAATATACGCACCATACAATCCATTAAGGGCGTTCTGTAATTGTTTAGTAGAAGACTTGCTTGATGTAAGGATTTTGATATAATTTTCAAATCCTTCAACACCTGAAAAATCATCAAACAGGGAAGACATAGATTTAGAAGATAACCCGCCGTCATCGCGAACCTCAGCAAGCATATCTGCAATAGCAGATTTTTTGCTTTCAATATCAGTAAATTTGTCGGTAAGAGATTTGGTTGCTTCAAGGAAGTCCGACATCTTTTCAGTTGCTTCCTCGGTTTTATTTGATACTTCTTTGAACTGATTAGCTACACCGGATAATGCATTTTTAAAATCTTCCGAATGATTTGTAGCGTATACGGTAATCTCGTCATATGAAACAAGACCATCTTTTGAGGTGTCAAGCCCTTTAAAATTATCACCAAGAATATCTTTCCATTGAATGAGACCGGCTTCATTTAAAAGACGAATAAATTCTTTGAAACTCTCGGAAGAATTCCATAATTCATTTAATTTTTCCGCAGATAATTGTCCGGCTTCACCCAACCCTTCTAACTGAGATATTAAATCTGAAAATCGAGGAATTGAGGTTATTTGTGTCCAAGCACCTGAAATATCACCTGAATTGGCAACCATTCGAGCTTTAAAAGTGTTATATATATCAAGGTACTCATTAATTTTCTTTTCATCAGAAGTGGTCGGGGAAGATATATATTCAACTTCCGAAGCATTTTTTGATATTTCATCATATTTACTTTGAAGTTCTTCTTCAAGGTCGTCAATTTGACTCTTAATTTTATTGGACTGTTTTTCGTTGCCATCTGCTGCGGTTTTATTATATTGTGTGCGAAGGATAGATAGTTGTAAAAATCCAGAATTCAAATATTCTTCTAAAGAGTTATTATTAAATTTCCATTTCTGTTCAGATGGAACGTTGACAGTTACTCTTTTCCCAGCAACTCCTCTTTTGTTCTTTTTTCGAGAACGCGCTTCGCCATCTTCTGCTTCCCACCAGTCAATGAACTTAGAACCTTGTTTTTTTGTTTTTTGCTTTTGTAGCGCTTCATTGAGTGCTATTTGCGCTTTTAATTCTGCGTTTGTCTGCCTTAGTTTTGCAAGCTCATTTTCTTCAATTAGAGTTAAAGAATCTTTACTTTCAAGTTCATCGATTCTATCAACAGTGGTTTTTAATTCTGAATTTAAAGATTCGCTCTCAGATTTTAATGATTTCAGCTCATCATTAATTTTAGATAAATCTTCACCAAGTTTTTTTACAGTAGGAATTTGGGCAATTACCCATTTTATACCCACAACCGCGAGTTCAATTCCTGCCATTACCACAAAATTCAAAGCCATTGCTTTTAAAGAATTAAACACAGCCATTGCTGTAGAAGCACCAGTAGTGGCGGTTTCTATTGTCTGCATCGAAACTGCGCCAACTTCTAATTCTTGCCCCAAGTTTTTAACATAATCTCGTGACTTAGATAAATGTTTTTCAAAGGCTTCTTGCCCTGCTGTTCCGCTTATAATCTCTGCGTTAAAGGTTTTAAGAGTCTTTAATTCATCGCTTGTTAAATTAAGGACAGGACTTTTAAAACCAAGGAATGTATTTTCATCAACAACAGAACCTAAATATTTATTAGTAGCTCTTTGCTCCTTAGTTTTTCCAAATACAGTTATATTGCCGAGACTATCAGTTCCTGCAACACCAAGACCTTTGTTTGTTGCAATTAGAGCAAAAATGGTTGGCAAAAGGGTTTTAGTTTTTGCCAATCCGTCTACAAGTTTAAGCACATTTTGTAATAAATCAGCAGTCCATTTAACGGTATCACTACTTAATACTTGACGGCTAATATCCTCAAATTGTGCTTTGAGTTGAGAAATTTTACCGTTGATGCTGTCAAGATATTTTTCGTTTTCGGAAAGGGCAGAACCAGAAGAATTTTGGGCGGTTTGCAAAGCTCTTTCTGCAACTTCCCAGTTATTAAGCATACCGGATATTGCGTCAGCATTTCGTTTTCCGCCAAGTAGATTAAGAACATTGGCTTTTGCAACATCGGTAAGTTTTCCACCATTCCATACTGCCGCAAGTTCTCTGTATTGTTGAAATATGCCTTTGAAAGTGTCATCATCTTTCATTATATCTACGCCGGTAATTGATTTTAATTCATCGCGTAATTGACTGACACTTTCGGCCATTCCTTCAGTAGACTCGCCAGCATCTTCTGCGTCGGTCTTTGCTGCCCTTAGATACATAGAGGCAGTCTTTAATGTAGTTCCTACTTTTTCACTGTTTTGGACAGTTGTGTTCATAGCCGCTGCCAACGCAGATGCTTCTTCGACTGAAGCTCCAGCTACACTTAAAGCAGATGCAGACCTTTGGAGTGCTTCACCAATCCCCGCACTCGATGTTGCCTCGGTGTTACCAATAGCATTGTATACATCAACTATTTTCATAACATCGTCTGCCGGAATGTCAAATGCTTTCAATGTACTAATAAGGCTTTCGCTGGCTGTGCTTATATCACTAATGCCATCGCCAACATTTTTGTATACGATAGCAGCATTCGCCAATTTAGACGCGTCGTCAATATTAAAACCAAGACGAGCGAAGTCTGCACTTGCCGTTACAACATCCGACATAGTAGCGCCTAAATCTTGCGCTCTTTCTGCCGCATCATCTAAAAACTTATTGTATGTAGCATCTGTCTCGTCAGTAACTTTTTTAAGTTCGGTCATTGCCGTATCGAGGTTTACTACATTATTATAAACCTGAACAATACTTTGACGGGCATAAAGCGCTAATGCAGCAAGGACGCCATATCCAAGCTTTTCGTCAAACACACGCTTAACTTTTTGTCCAAGTGTTTCCACTTCTCCGCCAGCTAATCTTGCATTGGTTGCAATGTCAAGAAACTCTTGTTGTGCTGCGCCACCTTGTCCTGAAAAAATACCGCTTTTAAGTTTTTCAGAAAGTTCTATCATTCTTTGATAGGAACCGGGTGTGTTTTTGGACATTACATCGCCATATTTTTGCAAATATTTAGTAACAGAATCAAGAACCTTCAAGTGAGAAAGGTCGCCTGTTTTTTCTGCCTTAAATTTTGCATTTATGGCTCGTAATTGTTTAGCTTGTAACTTTAAGTTTTCAAATTCTTGATAAACCTTGTTTGCGTCTTGAAAATTGTCTTTCGTTATGCTAAAAGTCCCGCCGATTTGAAGTTTGTTCATGTCTGCGGCTACTTTACTATAATCGGTTTGAAAACGCTTAACCTTGTCTAAGATTTCTTTAGACGACCCCTGAAAAGATTTTAAATCTTTATCAAGTAAGAAACCGTTTTGATTTCTAAACGAAGCCCCGCCAAAACCCGTTAAGTCCGCCATCGCTGAGCTTAATTTTTTACTCATAGAACGGAAACTATTTATTGCTTTGTCAGAAGATTTTTTATCAATTTCAGGTAATCCTAATTTAATATCTGACTGTATATCTTTAAGCTGGTCAAGAATGGCTTTTCTTGTTTTAGATTTATCTAACGAGGCGACAAATTTTATTTTGCCGTCAAGCTTATTGGCTATTGCTTGTAACTGTTCAGCGATTTTTGCGCCACTGGCACCATTAATATCTGCTCCGCCTTCGACACCAAATAAAATACCTATTTGATTACTATTATCTGCCATAAATATTTCACCACCGTCCTAATTTGTAAAAAAATAAGACGCCGCAAATAATTACAGCGCCTTTAACGTTATTATTTTGAATGCCATCTTGAAGGATAAGTAATTTCCATTTTGTACTTAGGAAATGTTGCCTTAAATCCCGCAATAGCCTTATCAATAAAGTCGTTGGGCTTTAAACCCGGTGTACCATTTGCCAGAGAATGAGACCGAACATAACTACTTTCACTGTCCCACCAACCGTAAACAAATTTATTTGCCTTATATCCTTGTGTAAACAATCCGACAATATCGTAAACACCTGAGCCTATCGGCTCCCCGCCATTCCAAGGGGATTTGTTCAGCAAAGACTCTCTGGCAAGATCGTCTTTGTTTACAGTTAAAGTTATTTTATACCTGCCATCTTTTTGTTCCCTGACAGGATTGATTTTAATAGAATAGTCATCCAAAAGCATTTTTGAAGATTTACATACACCCATTGAAGCATCTATTATCATACGTTTTAAAACATTTGCTGCTTCTTTCGCTTCTTCTTTTGTTACGCCAGCATAAACACCTTTTTCCCTTAAATATTTCTTTCCTTTATCCGACCTAACAAACTCATTAAGTTTATCCAATATGTAATTCTGAGATACCATATCAGTCAACAACCTTTATATCTTTCATCTCTTCGTAGAGTTCGTCAATAAATGAATTACCGCCCATAGATTTATAGTTCGTGTAAGTTTTAATAAGCAATTCGTGCTTATACCTTGGCATTTCACCATATTTACCGTATTTATAATACATATCCGTAATTAAATTACGACAACTATTCCTTTGAGTTTCAAGATTATCGTCAAGTTTCTTATTTACTTTATTTAAAGCGTCAAGTGTTTCTTTTCTCTCTGAATCGCTCTGCTTAATATGAGCATCCAACGCTTTTTGCATATTGCCAACAGTACCTACCAACTTATCAATTTCTGCATTACAAGTTGGCACACCGGAAGTCCCAACGACCCAGCCTGCCACTTTTTTTCTAAGTGGTTTAAAAATTGCCACAAGGAAACCGCCTATCACAACTAAAGATGATGATATAGATGCTACCGTTTTTAAAATTTCAATCCCATTCATTTCTCTCTCCGTTCTGCCAAGCCGACAGGACGGGATGGCATTTTAATTATTATTCTGCATCTTTATTAGATGCATTGTTTTTCTGATAGTCCAAAACTGCTTTAGCAATTCCAGTTTCATTTTTATTTGCAAGACTCGCTGCAAGCCCTGTAAGTTTAGAAATATCCTCTGTTGAGATACCTTTTAACTGATTTTCTAATCCATCAAGAATAGACACAATTTTATTGGCAATTAAATCAAAAGAAGATGTATGTAAATATTTTTGTATTTCGAAGTCGATTGCTTCACGAACATCTTCTGCAAAACGAGGGAATACGGCAACAAAATCATTGTAAATATGATTGGCTGTGTCTGGATAACAATGTATAAAGTCATGCAATACAGAAATGTTGTCCGTTGATATATTTGTGCAATAGCCGATTATCTGGGACATTTCTGAAAAATCTCTCAGCGACGGGACATATTCTCCAAGTGTTACGCAACCCGCAACAATATCATTGATAAACTGAGTATACTGTTCAATTGTTAAATAAGGATTTACAATAATTTCAACAGGCTCGTCATCAATGTTTATCATATAACGCTTTTCTCTCACAGGATTTTCTTTTATTGCTTTTTTTAGAGTGTTAATACTGATTTTCTTTTCAGTTTTCTTTGCCATTAAGATTGGCTCCTTTACTTTCAATTTTAATATTATTTATTACATAGTCACCAATGCAAATTGCATCGGCTATGCCGTCGTTAGGCGTATCCACCTTATACTTATCGTGAACATAAGTAATTGACAGCACTTTTGAAGTTTTTTTGCCGTCTGTATTTACAGCAAGTATCTTAGACTTTTTTTCTTTATCTGTTCTGCCTCTCGCTCCACAGAAGTGTTGCCATTGTGATGGGGCAACGATACCATACAGTAATTGGTTTTCTTCAAATAAGTTTTCCAATACTCCTTGTAATTGAGCGAGGTTTTTAAAAGCCTGAACATTCTGTCTAAGCTGAATATCTTCAATAAATATTGCCGCAATATCTTCCTCTTCAACTATTTGCTTAATTAAAGATTTTAAAAGACTTATTGCTTGCGGGTATGTATATTTCTTACTTGGAAAGTCAAATTCTCCAAACTTTAATAAAACACGGGTTTCATAATCAAATATTGCCCAGCCTCCCGTGCGCGACTGGTCTACCGCTAAAATTTTCATAAATAATCCTTTATATAAAATAAGCGGACGCCCTATTGGACGCCCACTTATTAAAATTAATATTTGAATTTTATTCCTTTGCCGATTTCACCACAATACTTAATATTTACTGTGCCGTAAATTTTAAGATTCTTAGGAATGTTAATCTGACAAGGAACGTCATCAAACATAAAACCGAGGATGCCATATTTAGGAACATACCTTACAACTCGACAGTTTTTAGTTTCCCATTCGGTCTGATTTTTTATCTCGGTTTTGTTTTCCCGAACCTCTTTTTTCTTATCCGCCATACAATATCACCGATTATACGCGGATGTGAGAATATGTATTGCCCTCGTCGTCCGCAAGAATATCAAAAGTAACATTAAGCGAAATCGGGTCGCTACCGCCGTTGTAAGTAAGAGCGATGGCCTGTTGGGGCTGAAGCTTATAGCCTTTTACATATTCAACACTGTCAAGACCGTCTGTATCCTTCATCTTGGTATAGCCATCAATGGTATAGAAATCAGAAGTGTTGTTTTCATTAAACACAACTGTCTTAGCATCGGCACTGGTCTTAAAGTAATAAGCTACATACTTCTCACCGGCAGCAGCACCTTCTATGGTGACAGCTTTTGCGGTAGCAGTAGTAGCCGCGGGTTCACCCTCGCAGTCCTTGTCAAGTTTATAAACATAAAGGCTTCCGGCTATCGGTTCCTCACTGAGAGTAATCTTTCCAGCCTCAGTAACTTTTATAATTTCACGAGCTGCAATTTCTGCTCCTGTTGCAACATTTCCGCCAGCCGCAAGAGCTATTACCTCTATCGGTATAATCTGGGTAGAAATCTTTATCGTACCCTCTGTCTTGCCGTCAAATCCAACAAGATTAGCTGCGTACTGTCCGCCAGTTGCAAATTCACGGTCACGCTTCAAATCTTCTGCATACTCATTAATGAAGTCAAAATAAAGATACGGCTTGCCGGTACTATACTCTCTAAGAGTAAAATTTACACCGCATTTATTAGCAGTCTTCTTCATATTTGTCATTCCTCCTAATTTTTAATTGTTATTTTTAAGCCACAATCCAAAATCAAAATCTTCGCCGCCCCATATAGAAAAAGACCTCTCGGTAATTCGAGAAATCCTGTTTTGAGAATAGGCTTGAAATTGGTCAAGTAATTGCCAAATAGATAAATCGTATATATTTAGCAAATTATACCCACACCCTGAAATACACATTTTTGATATAATGTTTTGTAGGGTATAATCTTTGGAATTGTCGCTTTTTTCTTGGTTTTCATATTTTTTAAACGCCTCTAACGCTTTAAGGACTTCGGGGGGCTTGCCTGAATAATCCTCTTGCTTTTCCGGAAGCGATTTTATATCGTGTAGCAATTGACCTATTATTGAAAGATATAAGTCAAAAGTGTCTTTATTAATATAGCCTTCAAGGACATTATCAGTTTCGTCCGTTGGAAGTAATAAGAAAGCACCAACACTATCATCGAACCCAATCCTGTTTATAAAAAATAAAGACAAAACCTTCGCAAAAAGATTTCGTCTGTTCTCAGTTTTTATAATTTCTTCAAAAAGTGGTGCTCTCTCAGTAGATGTGATATTTTCTGAAATACTATTTAATATTTTTATAACATTCTCACGGTTATCATCTAAAAGTGCTTTTGCAAAATAATAGGTTTGCAAATTATCAGCAGTACCGTCAAAAATCGTTCGTAAAGTAGGAGAGTGCATAGTACCGATACCTTGACAAACAAACGGAGAATTTGCCAAAAGATAATCTCTTGGTATTTCAAACTTTAAATCCTGCATTCTATTCACCTGAAATTAGAAGCAGTAAACAGCAAGCGAACAGAGGTAAATCCGTTTGGAGCAGCAATAGGGGAGCACTCTACAAGGTCAATTTCGCCTATTGTGGAACCAATTTCTCCGCAATCTTCGCCATCAAGTAAATCGGCAATTGCAACAGCAATATTATCATTTCGATTTCCTTTGCGTTTTTTAAATTTCTTCCTATCAAGTTTTATGTAACTATTCGGAGAAATAATCTGTACGATTATCGCCATATTTTTGACAGTCATGGACTGATTTTCAGAAAGTTCACATTCAACGAATATTGCAGTTTTTTCCTGTGTCCAAGTGTCATCGGTAAAACTATGGTCAACAAGGTTATCGTTACGAACATTATAAACAAGGTCAGCGTCCATATCTATATCAGGGTCATCAAACATTAACCCCATAATTTCCTGCGAATTTGCAATCTCGTTAATTACTTCATACTTATAATCAATTACGTCTTTTAACCCAGACATGATTAAATTGTCACCTCAACTTCCATATTACAAGGCTCATATAGTCCGTTATTATCTTTTAAAGTTAAAGTGAAAATAGTACCGATAAGTTCTTCATTGTCGGATACTTTTACCTTGATTTTATTATCCGTTATTTCAGTTGATATACCGTCAATATTTGAGACTTCCCATATCGCTTCAACATCTGAGCTTTCAGTCCCGTCCGCATTATAAAATATAGGTGTGTATATTCTATAACTATCAAGCAAAACCGTTGGTCTGCCTTTTATAGAACATTTAAGTTTTTCTGTCGGAGCAGGTGAGGAAGTGGGTGAAATGTAATCGCAAATCATTTTTTCAAGATTATCATTTGAAGGAGAGTAATTATCACTATCAACTGTCAATTCCAATAAATGAGAGCCTTTGCCGAATGTCACGGAAGAATGGTTAATTCCCGCCACTTTATATACAACGAGTTGTTCTTTTAAATATTTGTCATACATCTTTTCAATGGCAAATCTTTTGTCAATAAATATTTTTTTTGTATCCTCATTATATGGAACATAAATACGCAATTTTTTATTAAGGTATTGAATATTTTTTTCCATTCCTATCGTTGTGCTATATGTTCCGTCATCAAGTGCGGCAGGAATTTCAATAATGTCAGAATTTCCATTTTGAAACCTTAAAGTTATATTGCAAACCCAAGCTGTGCCAACTGTTTGAACTTCATTTAATAAATAGGTTCCCGTAACAAGTAGTGTTTCATTTTTGCATTTCAATAAATCTCCAGAAAACAACGGTTCGTCTGGGAAGGCGGTTATTTTTACTTTATTATAACTTTCTGTCCGCTGAATAAGGAACCTGCGCTTTTCCTTTTCTCCGTTATAGATAATATCCTCATAGTACCCTAAATTGTTTACTGCACTTTGATTAAAGTAATCCTTTGTGCCTTGAAGCAATTCGTCTCGTTCTGTTTCTCCTAATGCGGTTAAATAATTATTATATAAAGTCCAGTCCAACGAAGATCACCTACGCTTTCAAATTGGCTATATCACCATTTCGGAAAGAATAGTCGTTCATTAAACCAATCCACTCTTTATATACTGCATCACGAGTTGTTCTCACTTCTTTAAGCAGATTTGCATTAGAAAAGACAGTAAAATCTTTTGTTGAAAGATTGTTCTTCATCAGCTCTACTCGCATTACTCTTGCTCTGAGCCAATAATAAGCCACACCCAAAGCAAGAATTTCTATACTTGCCTCGTCTAAGGTGTTGTTATACTGTTTCTTTTCGTCGTCTCTATCAGATAAATCTATACGACAAACATTTGCAAATCTTATTTGTGCAGAAAACAAATATTTTTCCAATACCTGTTCTTTTTCATCATCAGTGAGTTTTAAAAGGTTTCTATCGGCAAATTTAAAGATTGCCCTTTCGTATATATCGGTAAACGGCGTAGCCAATTCTATCACCTCGCTTTATTCGGGAATGCTCAATTCACATTCAAGCGCTTTTTCAAAAGCCTTAATCTTTTTAATAGAGTCAAGTGTTCCGTTTTCAATAAAGGTATTGAGTGCAATCGCTAAATTAGTTCTTGCCGCAGGAACGAGCAATGAAACCTTCTTTTCTATTTCGCTTACAGACCACGAGCAAACCTTCTCAAAATCATCGGGATCAATAACATCCTTATAATACTGCTGGACATATAAGCCCTTATAGACATCGGCAGGGGTTATTTCGTCATTGTCTAAGACGGAAACTACTGCTATCCAGTTGTTTTTAAAGAAAGCAACCTGAGAAGCCTTCATTGAGCGAAGTAGTTCAAAGCTTACTACCTGAATATCTCCTTCGTTATCCCAAAGAACCTGTTCGCCAGTTCTTTTATCAACATATATTAAACCACCGAAAACGCAGCTTTTAACTTCGACCATCATATCGTCAGTCAACTTTACAGGCTTTTTATTTTCTGCTTTAGTAGCTGTTGCGGTCTCGGTAGCCGCCTTTTTCGTATTAGCCAATATTTTTTCATCCTTTCAAAAATAAGGAGAGTGCCTAAGCACCCTCCTTAACAAATTTTTAATTAAGCGTTTACAGTATAGAGTCCAAGCTTATCGCCGCAGATTACGCCCGTACCATACGCCTGAATATATACATATTCCTGAGTAAGGTCAGCGTTTTCAGTGGCTTCCTTAGTGTTAAGTATACCGTCGCCTTCATTCACCACTTTGACGGGCTTCTCATCAGAAGCAACAATCCAAAGCTTCGTATCGTCAAGAGCAAAAGTATCTGTACCAGCTTTATGAGCCTGTTTCATTTCAACCATATTAGTGCCGTTGAAACGACCGTAGAAGCCGAAGTTATACATATCGCTCTTTGCTTCGGTCGATACAGTAGCAGTGGTAACTTTACGAAGCGCCGCCTTAGTGCCGTAAATAGTCGCTATCTTACCTGTCGCTGCCTCGACATGCTGAATAAGAGCAATAAGTTTTCCCTCATCAAAAGAACCAGTCTGAACATAGATCGCGTTAAGACCAGCGGTAGCAGCAGTAATTCCATTAAGGCAAGCATACGCATCTTCTGCTATCTGCTTTTTAAACGCATCTGCAACGCCCTGTACGAAAGTATTAAAATCTACACGACCCGCAAGGAAGCGATTAAGTCCGTCATACACACGAACAGTATGTACGGTAGTCTTAATAGAAACAGAGTCACCATCTTCAATTCTCTGACGGCGAACGCCCATTATGCCAGCCGCAGCATCACGAACAACGAAGTTTGCTTTGCCCTGAGTGTCAAATTCTGCCTCATCACCGTCTGCGATATTTCTATACTCAACCAACTTCATCAAGGTATTGTCGTTTTTGATACCTTCATCAATTATAACGGGGATTATTTCCTGAACAAGCTCAAAAAGGGCATTGCCACGATAAAAATTCTTCGGGTTTATCTTTGTTGAGCCACCATTCATTTCTACAAATGCATTGCGGAGAGCATCAGATCTCTCGGCGGTGGAAAATTCTTTTGAGCCACGACCACGAATGGCGTCAGTTGCTATTGTTACAACATCAAATTCCATATTGTTTTACCTCACTTTTAATATAATATCTTTAAATTAGGCTACTTCGATTACAAACCATTCGCCTTCAACCTTCGTTACAGTACCTATCTTTGTAGAACTTGCAGTAAGGCTGTCAACTGCTTTAAGCTTAGTACCTGCCTGAAGCTCTATAACAGAGTCCTTCTTAGCTGTACCATCAATAGCGGCTGCCTTCAAAGAGAAAATATCGCCACTGCGGAGGCGGTATCCACGAGACACTGCACCAGCTTTGTTTATGAACTCGTCAAGAGTATTCATATTCTTGTCTTTTACTATTTCCTCACTTGCAATAAGAGCAATAGAACCGAGCGGAGAATTTGCCGCAGGAGCTGACGCTTTTCTTACCTCACCATCTATGTAGTCGCCAACAAGAACAACTGCACCGTTTTCAATAGCGGCATCTGCACCGCTTGCCTGATACTTTACAGAAACAAGGTCTTTGCCCAGAGTAGTACCGGACATATTATCTGTTCTAACAACACCGTATGCCATAATTGTTTTCCTCCATTTTTTTAAATTTAATTTGAATATCTATCCATAAATTCCTGTTCATTTGTTTTCTTTGATTTCTTTTCAACAGGAGCATGAATCGGTATTTTTATTGAAAAATTATTTTTCTGTTTCGCAGGTTTAGAGACAACATTCTTCCCACGAATAACAAAACACTCTCTTTCGAGAGCGTCTTTTTCAAAGCTATATGCCTTTTCTTTAAGAGTATTAAAATCTTCATTTCCTTCAAGGTCAGAGAATTTTGCAAGAATTTCATCACATTCTGCTCTATGTTCTTTGTCAACGCAATCAGCTTTAAACGCTTTCAATTCTTCATATTCAGCTCTCTTTGCTTCAAGTTCGTCATTTTCCGCAACAGTCAGCCACTTGACAATCATTTTTTCAAATTCGCCTGTCTTTTCGGCAGTCAAATTCTTTTCATCAAATGCGTATTTTATGCGACCATAATTGCTTTCACGATCTTTTTCAATCCAATGAATTTTTTCAACAAACGCATAGTTATCGTCGAAATCCATGAGATAAAAAATTGTAAATTCAATTTCTTCTCCATTTTCGTCAGTAACCAAAATAGGATCTAACATATTTTCGATAGCCTCACGCTTATCATTGTAAGTCGCTGCGAAAGAGTGAAGTTTTTTCTTCTTTTTCGGTTTTTCGTCTTCGTCGTCATCTAACGCAGAAGGAGCATCTTCCTCACCATCATCTCCTGTCGGTTCGGTAGGAGTTTCGGATTGAGGGTCTGTCGGTTCAGGAGTATCTGCTCCGTCGCCTGAAGAAGCGGAATCAGTACCTTCTGCATTTTTTGTCTCTGTGTCGGTAAAAGATTTAAGTTTTTCTCTCAAAGTATCTTCGGTCATATCGTCAGTGATTTCAAAATCAAGCTGTTCTGAACTTAAAGAAAATTCTTTTAAGATTGTTTCAATTAATTCCTTGCTCATAACATTTCCTCCTTTCTTTTCCGTCGATGCAAAACACATCGACAGTTCGTGTTTAAGTTGCTCCGTGAGCTTATTAAAATTATCGTCAAACTCAAATTTATAAGGTTGAACATCAGAAGAAGGGAAGCAAGGAGTTACATTTTCAGGGTCGCTTTCACTATCACCCTTGTTAAGCAAACAAAGCGCAGAGAAAGAAAATTTCTTAATATCCTCATAACGAGAATCGTCCGCTAAGCTGTCCCATTCTAATGCGTCAACTTCCATTGACTGATTGGCATACACCTCATCAGAATAAAAAGTTTTAAATATATCTTCAAATCTATTCCAAAGAATTAAATCTGCTACGAGATATATAGCCTTATTTCCATCCTGCTCAACTACTTCTTCGTAATGTGCATTATGGCTTTCAGGAACGACCCCCCACGGAATTGTCGTAGGTTTAAACTTATATGTACCATCCTCTGACACAAGCTCACAATCGTGTCCACCAAGCCTCAATTTTCCTTCGCTATCCGCATATACATGAGCTACAACAGGAATATTTGCAAGGGTAGGAAGGGCTTCGTCAACTGATTCTTTTGAGAAATGTGAATAATTGCGGTTTTTTCCAAGCGCCATAACCCTACATTTACAAAGAGTAAAATCTTGATTTAATGGCTTGACAACCTCAAATTTTGTAGAAAATTGAACTGATTTCTGCATATTTTCGTCCTCCTTTCTCTTAGAATCTCAACCGATTTTCGACCACAAAATCTCCTTTTGAAAAGGTTTTTTGTAAGTCTGCCACCTGTTGCGGAGTAACCGAAAAGACATATGTTTCTATCTGCCCATTCTTCTCCAACATATAATTAAACCCCGCCACAGACATTTTTTTTGCCACAGCAGGGTCAATTACCTTTATTATTTTTTTCATTGCCATCACCTATTGTCCTTTGAGCGAGCGCCTTCATCGGATATATTGTCATTATCTAATTCAGGTCTGCCCACATCGGTGTCATTTCCCGACATAGTATGAGAAGATTGCAATGGCGTAAGTTCTTCAAGATGAGAAATATTATTTTCAATATAAGACAATCCCGACAAATCGTATTGAGGAATGCCCATTGCGACATAATAAAGTGTTTTCCCTAATCCGTAGGTTGCACCTTCTTTGTAAATCTTAACCATCTTTTCCTGATTATATTTTGTGACGGGTAAAAATTGAATTTTAAACATCACAGATCCGCCAAGCGTCTTTAAGTAACGATTAAATATTCTTTCTGCTTGCAACATCAATCTTTCTGATAACATTTCATCAGCAACGATTGCCTTTTCAAGCCCGCCAGACGTCTCAATGGCAGAACCATGAAGTGTAGGCGGAGTACCCGAAGTTGTCCAAAAGTTATCAATACTACGACTTACTATATCCACATCATTATTAGCTGACTGTTGTGTAAGATTTATTGCTTCAAGTTTCCAAGGAGCAACAGCCAATCCAACTTGAGGCGGCAATGCGTTCATAATATGAGAGACATACATCTGAACTAATGGCCAATCTAATTTTGGTGTACCGTCATCATTTAGCGGGACATTACCTGTAATCAATTTATAATTCTGCAATTCAGTTGCCGTTTCTTGCAACGCCATATAGTTTTGTATATCTAAAAGCAATGGCATAACAGAAGCAAACATCGGTATCGTATAATCATCAACAGAATCGTCTGCTTTTAAACAAAATGCAACCTCCATAGGAACTTCCTGCCATTCACCTTTTCCTGCCTGATAGTCCCTATACATTGCTGTAAATTCAGGTGGATACCAACTGTCAAGGTCTTCTTCCTCTACTTTTGACATTTGATAAGAAAAACCGTATGTCCCATCCGTTATACTTGTAATTTGACAATACTGGGGGTCTAACACCTGAATAAAAGAAGAATTTTTACCTCTGCGAAAAACACCATATACTGCGCCGTCTCGCAATGCTGTTACGCACATTTTATACATTTCGTGCGGGATATTTGCTTCTTCAAGATATTGAACTACTTTATAATATTGCTTCTGAAATGCATCCGGCTTCACTTTATCTCTCTCAAATGCCAATGGGGTTATGTAGTACGCCCAGTTCATCATACCGGCATAATAATTTATTAACCTTTGATAATGGTTTGAAGCATTATAAAGATATTGCGAAGCTGTTCTTAAACTTTTTGCATTATTTCTCGTACCCGGACTTTCAAGCCACTTAAATAAATCTTCTTTTGTATAACGAGTAAGTGAAGTTCTTTTATTTTTAGAGGTATTATTGGGGTCATTTATCATTTGCTTTTCTAATGCTCTTGCAAATGCGACCGCTTTATCAAATTCTGCTCTCGCTTTTTCAAGCTTTGCAGTTTCTTCTTGTAATTTCTTTTCTCTTTCAGAAATGCTTGCCATTTATTCACTTCCTTCCGTTATTTTTTTCCGTATTTATATAATTGTGGGGCTTTGAATGTAAAAAAGTCCGCAGTAGGAATTGTCTGTTTAGGACGAGAGGTAATTGCCTTTCCCCTTCTAAGCTCATAAAGTCTATGTGCCAATAGAATTGCAACATAAAAACGGTCATCATGCATTGTAGAAGTTTTTTCTCTCGCAAGTGCATAGATTACACTGGTCTTTTCTGCATTTTGAGTTTTATGAATCGAGGTTATTTCAGTTTTCATAAGATCGATCTGCATTAAAGCCATTCTTTCTTCTTCGTTTAATTCATAGATCTCGTAAGACTCTTCTTCTCCGTCTGTCTTAAAAACCTTTATAAAATCTTGACCTCCATATTCGTGTGGGAAACGAAATACTCCTAAGTCCATAAGCTCAATAAATTCTTCAACCATTTGAGTTCTGTATTTTCGTGGGCTTATAAGCCTTAATTTATCAGATGCATTTGGATATAATCGAGTATACCCTTCGTATATTTCGTGGGATTTATCAATCAAACCTCTATGGGAATTACCTTTTTTGTCTTGCCAATCATTTAATAATCCATCGGCATATGTACTTGTACCACCGCCACCTGCACCTTGATCGATTTCAAGAGAATTTATATATTCATAATCAGGATTTTGTCCATTATAATCCAATAGCATTTCTCTTAAATTTGCAATTTGTCTATTAGAATCAAGTTTATATTTTTTCTTACTGGCGACATCTATCATATTGACACAATTAACTACATCTCCACATAATCCATATTTAGGATCGTCATATAATTTCATAACTCCAACAATAGAATTGTCTCCAGTGCGGGACGGATCGAAGGCAATTATGTATTTGTAACCCGGCGTCCAATGAAGCTCAGGTAAATAAAAATGTTCATTTCTTCTGACTGTGCCCCATTTAATAATTTGAGAACTACCGCCGTCCATCGTTGGTTTATTAAAATACTCGCGAAGTGCCTTTTCACGATTGCTTTTTAATGCGGCATCAACTTTTGCCCTTGTCAACAGGGGAGAGTATGGTTCACCATTCATATAAGTTGTAATGGCAACATCGCAAATCATATCGCATACAAAATAATTTCTATCCCCTGCAAGCATCTTTTTTGCGAAGTTCTTATAATGCTTATAAAATGTCTTTGTCATTTCATCTTGAGATGAAGCATATACCAACTGAGTAGGAACTTTTCTTGTTTCTGTCCGAGGATCATACCCATCTTCTGTACTTGTAACAAATTCTGTATTTTGAGTAGCGAATGCTTCACAGACAGTAATAAGTTCATCTGAACAAAAGGCGGCTTCATCAAAAAATACAAGAGTGGCTCTGCGGGAACGGTTGTTATCCGGATTACTGTTTAGTGTAAAAATAGAACTTCCGTTGTAAAAAGAAACTTCATATCCCGCAGGGTTATGACTAAAACCAGTCTTGTTCGTTGATGTTTTTACGGTTTCTTGCTCTACTATATCTTTTAAGGATTTTATAGAAGCGGATGTTTTTCCTATTCTGCGAATAATCTCCTCAATTTTTGTAAATGTTTCTTTTGCTTGATCTCCAACTGAAGAAACAATGTAAATTGATTGATTTTCATACAGTATTGCTTTTAATATTAAAAATACTGCACCAATAAAGGATTTTCCGAAATTTCGAGAACAAGCCCAAACACAATGAGCTGCGTTCCAAGAAGATTCAAGAATATATTTTTGTGCATCGAATAATTTTATACCAAGAAGATCCTCACACGCGATACAAGGATTTCTTCTATAAAATGCAATGTTTTGTGCGTCTAATTCGCAAATTCTTCGACGAGCCGCCGTCATAATTATCTTTTTCACGACTCATCACCACTTTTTAATTGATTATTTTCAATCATCAATAATCTATTCTGTTCAGTAGCATCGTCTAATTTTTGTTGCAATTCTTGAATTAAAATTCTTTGATTGTCAAATATTTCTTGCTGATCGTTTTCGTCAAACATAGCATTTTCTTTGATAGCTCTATTAGACATTTCTATAGCCCATAAAGTTCCCTCTGAACGAAGCTGGTCATAATAATTTGCTTCTGCTTCTTTAAAATTTTTTTCTCGCAAATCTCTCATCAAGTAGGTAAGTGTGGATTTTCCCGCTCCCTTATCAGATCTGTTTTTTACTGAGATTTCATTTTCTTTTGCAAGCTTATCATTGTTTGCGGTCAAATCTTTTTTTAAAGCGCTTAACCGCTTGATTTCTTCACTTTTTGTAGTAGGATTGAGGTTCGCTATTAGAGAATCATACTGTCTTATCTGATTATTATTATTTACAATCTGAATAATAACTGCTGTTTTAAAAGAGTCTTCAACTGTATCTTCATCTAAATACTTACTTAACTCAAAGAATAAATATTTTCTATCTGTCTCAGGGTAGCCTTCAAACGGATCGTACCCCAATATATTAATTACCTCGTCTCTAATACGAGATTCGTCTTTTTTCCATCGCTTTTCTTTTTTTTCTTCCCCATCCGGTATCTTTGTTATTTCTTCGCCAAGTAATGTGTTTACAAAAGTCATATTTTTATATTGAGGGCCATTAAGGCGGCTAATATAATCCGACAATACAAAACTTCCATTTTTTTGAACGACAGAGGCATACATATTAGCAACAAACGGAAGGTCAAGCATTGCACAAATAACAATTAGAGCATTACGCTCTCCGTGACGGTTTGTTATTGTTTTAAAATAAGCGTCAACACATTTTCGGCAAAAAAGCGGTCTGTTATCAGATAAGTTCCATATTTCGCTGTTTCGGGAATAATAAAAATCAGTGTCAGGCAAATTTTTTTCGCCACAACATTGACACTGATAATATTTAGTTTCTTTTACGGGAGACGACTGTATCCGTTTTTTTGATCTTTCTTTTGTTGGTTTTGCGGTTATAGCTATACATATCGCCGCCTTTCATTATTTTTACACTATTTTTCATAAAATGAGGATTTTGTTTATAATCCAAACTTATCCCTATTTTCTTTAACTTTTTTCTTGTCTATTCTTAGATAATGTTTAACAGTGACATCTGTTCCACTATGGTTTAATAAAGCAGATATGTCCTGTATCTCAGCTCCCTCTAACCTCATGAGATTACTTCCTGAATGGCGGAGGTCGTGATTATGTAATGTTGGAACATTTATCAAAACTCCCGCTTTTTTACACCACTGATTTAATGTAGCAGGAGACACTTTACTTACAACACCATCTTCTTTTGATACAAAAACATAACCTTCGTCTGCTATTTGATTGTCCTTTCGGTATTGCTTTAAATTCAATAGCAATTTCTTTACATAATCGGAAAAGTATAAGGTAACAATTTTTCCTTCTTTCTCAAGAACATCATTGACTGTCCGCTCATCAAAATCTATCTGTTCCCATTTTGTATTACTCATTGCTGTCACACGAGCCATGGTAGATAATCCGAAACAAATATATACTTGCTGTTGTAGCATTTGGTGCTTTTCAGATACCGTATGTGCCTCTTGCGTTCTTATTTCTAACTTTTGGAATAATTCAGCAACCTGTTCTTTTGTTAAAAAAGTTTGTGTTATTATGTCTGTGTCTTTTGAAGGTCGGTCGATAAGCTCCATTGGGTTTTCCATAACAATCTTCTTTTTTCTTAAAAATTTATAAAACGCAGCAACTGATGACATTCTTCTTTTAATTCTTCGAGAATTATTACCCTGCATTTTACAAAAATAAAAGAACTCCGTTAAATCATCTTCGGTAAGTTCTGTTATAGGCGCATTATTAAAATTTTCAAGAGTATATATCCAGAGGTGTGACAAATCATTATAATAACCATCTATTGTTTTTTGTGACAGTTCCCTTAACGACATATCGATCTTGTATTTATTCCATAACTTTAAAGTTTCTGGGTTTACTTGTTTTAATTTTTCTTCATCAAAAAATTTAATTTTGGGACTAAGATTTGCCATATATTTTTCACCCCTTTTAAAAAAACTTGGTGGGCGCACGGGGAGTCGAACCCAACGCTTCTGAGAATGAAAATCTCATGTCCTTACCGATAGACGATGCGCCCATTAAAGCGGTTTTTGGTATGTTCCCGCAAAACATCTACATAACACGATTTTCCAGATTCGTAACTGTGGTTGCGGAGGATGGACTTGAACCATCAACCATTTGCCTATGAAACAAATAAGCTACCATTGCTATACTCCGCAATATATAATGACGGTTTGACCACCCACCGACAAGGACTTCGACCCAACCATTTATATACCGCATATCGGTCAGCGGCAATATGTAATTATAGTTTGATTGACAATTTTAATTTTTAATCTTACATTTTTCTATAGCTGCCTTTATATCGTCCGCCAAAACTTCACCGTTCTTTATGGCATCCGTAACTTCCTGCGCTATCTGTGAAGCTGTACTAAAGTTACGATTCTTCCAAGTGTTGTAAAGTGCGGTAGCAACCACAAACACGCCCGATATAATTGCGGAAATATCTGCATTTTCTATCGGAAGAGTCTTGATACCAAACATCTGCAATACAGCATTAATTAACGCAAGTGCAAGCAATGCTACATTTATTACTGCTTCGGAAGTGATACCCTTTAGATTAATCTTTTTCATAACAGAACACCTCATTTTTTAAATTTAATTTTCGAGATAATCTTTAAGCTTATCTCCTGCGAAGAATTTTATCTTTCGTTTTTCTGCACATATCCCTTCTTTACCATCAGGGGTATGGTACGGGCGGGCAGGGGATATAAATGACTGAAATTGCCCAAAACCAGTTATTGTAACATTCTCTCCGCTTTTTATCTCATTCGTAACAATATCAAAAAATTCCTTTACAAACTGAATACAGAATTTTTTATCAATATCATTGTCTTTTGCTATTTTTAAAGCAATCTGTTTGCCTGTAATAATCAATCATTCCTTTAATTTAAAATTTTCAATTCTGTTTTGCTTTGAATTTCTTTTCCGGATTTATCTAAACAGAGGTAGATAAATCCTTCCTTTTGCGTTTTGACAAAGTTGCCATCATGATATTTCATTTGAATTACATCACAACAGGCTCCCTGTTCGTACATGGTTGTATCCCCCGTAACGTACGATCCGACACGGTGGGTATGCGCCATAACGATGGTATTAAAATCAAACGATTCGTCCTTAAAATACCGTCTGGCTTTTTCACAAGTCATCATAGGTTGTGATGAAAATGTAAGGGGATGAGCAAAAATAACCTTTCCAATCTTAGAGTACCAATTATCAACATAATCAATATCAACATCTGTGAAAATCTCCTTTAAAGGGGTATACCACACTTTAGTACCCTCTTTTTTGTTGTAATGATTGAAGCCGTCCACAAGAATTAATTCCAAAGAAGTTTTAGGCATTAGCTCCAGTAAATCTGAATCTAAATTTTTAGAAAAGTAGTTGGCGAATCTAATATCGTGGTTCCCATAGTTGCATATAACTTGATGTGGATGTATGTATTGAATTAAGTCAATTAAATATTGTCGAGTATGGATCATTTCTTCCATAGGGCTAATACGATATTGCTTTGGAAAACGAGAAATGGCCTGACAATCTCCAATATCTCCATTTAACTGCAAAACATCGACTCTACCAACATAATCTTTAAATGTTTCTATGGGCAATTCAAAGGGGCAATGTAAATCTGAAATTGATAAAATCCTTGTTGTAATTTTTGCATCATTACGGTTAAGGGCATATATCCTACCACGATTAAACGCCGCATATTCTTTTCTATATGCAGATTCGGTATAGTTATTTCCAGACACATCGTTAAGTAGTTCTGCAATATCTACGCAGGTTAGTCCATATTCTTTTTTATTTTCAAAAAGCCTTACAAAATAGTCGTCATAAGTTTCAGCAGGATGTTGTTTTATAATATTATTTTGTGTCATTATCTTACACCCTCTTTCTGCCATTACGCATTTTTTCTAAATAAGCCATAGCCGCACGATTTTCTTCACACCAATAGCGCTTATGGCTTGACTGCCTGTTCACAATGGTTATATGAACATTAGGGAATTTCTTGCGAATGACAAGAGATTCTTCTTTCGTTATTTGCTTAATAATTTTCAGTCCTTTATTATAAATTTGGGAATGTTTCTTATCCCTATCCCTAATCTAAAAACATTTCTAAACCCCTTGATTTTAAGCGATTCTTGAGACTTTTTTCATTTTTGAAGCGTTAGAAAAATAAGGGGTAGAATGTAATTTTTAATGAAAAACGCCCTCTGGCATGTAGTCAGAGGGCGGTAACTAACTTATTTTTTGCTTGTAATAAAGATAATCATAGAGAGGAATATTGCCATTTTTCCATTCCACTAATTCGCAAAGCGTTTCCTTACTTTCGATTATCATTTTGAAAAATTGTTTATTTGGTGTTCCAAAAAGCATATTAAACATAAATCGGGATATATCTTTGTTTTCATCTTTACTGATTGCTTCAAGAAGTAAATACATTGCTCCGTCACTGCAAGTGATTTTCTCAATATACTCAACACATTCTTGCCTTTTAGTTGCTACATTACGAAATAGGTTATCTCTTTCAATTTGGCTCATGCCGCTATACCCAGCATATAAAGCCTTTATATTTTGGTAACTGCTTCTAATAATATCAATAATTCTATTTTTTTGTCCGTAATAATATCCTTGTCTTAAATAATCTATATTTATATTCGGCGGTTTTATAATTGACATAAGCGGTTCAAACTTACGCTTTTCTCTTCGGTTATAATTTCTGGCAAATTTGGTAACGACCTTTTGCACATAATCCATAGTAGTCATATACGAACGATATTTTGTGTTTGCTGGGAGCTTATACCCATTGTTTAAAGTTATACGTTTAAAGAATATAGGCTTGATATACTTGCCGTCGGATAAAACCTTGTATTTTTCTTTAAGATATTGAATTTCCTTGCCTGTGTCAATGATAAACTCTTTCTTAGCACGGTCTCTGATGTATTAAATATAAGACGCTACTCTCATATTAACTAAAGTTCTTGTGTTCTCACACAAGCATAGACTATATCTTCACCCTGTTGTTTACAGGGGCATACCACTTCGGCTGTCAATCGCTTACAGCCTACTCCCTCACGGGATAGTCGTTGAACCTTCCTCTATTCGAGGCTTGGCTGCTGATTTCCAATTTTTTTGATTTGTTGTTTTTATAATTTATTTATTACACAATTCGCCATACAATTTAAGTTCGGCTTTCTTGCGTGCCTTGATTGCTTCTTGCTTGTTATCATAACTTCCAAGATAGGTTCTTTTGCCATTATGGTTTATTTGTACTCCCCATCTGTTATATCCATTGATTTTATACACTCCTGTTGTGCCAGAAGTGTTATATTTAGACATCCTTCTATTGTAGCAATTTTGTGAGCGATTTGACATCCTAAGATTTTCTCGTCTGTTGTCAGTAGAGTCTCTGTTAACATGATCTACCTCTTCTTTAGTATTTAAACAGTTTAAAATCAAACGATGTAATTTTATCATTTTTCCATTAACTTTTGTCGTGACTGACCTATAACCGCTTTTATCATAGTTAATATGCCAAACATACGGGTGACATATCTGATAATCAACTTTGTCTATTTTAAATTTATCTCCATTAAAGCATTCAACCTCATAATATGTCCCTTTGTCGTGATAAATATTCTCGCAAAAAAGATTATTTTTTTTATTATTGAAAGAATTTTTATCGAGGTGTTTAATTTTTTTCTTTGGATGCGGAATTAATAATTGCGGCAATGAAACGGCGCGCCACTTTCCATTGATTTTTGTGGAAACCATTACTTGCCCATGATGTTCATAAACCGTTTTGTTTTTTATTAAATCCACATCTTCTGTATCAATTAAAAAAATGTTGTCGGAATTTGAACATTTTGCCGTTGCTACATTTCCGGTTATTGTAAATTGATTAATACATTTCCTTCTTTCAAATATTTTTCAACAAATCATATAGTACTTAGGGTTTAACCATATACCATCCATCTGTTTTTTTCTACTTTCGTAACTATCACACCTATGTATATTTCACCATTATGTTGTAGTACAGATGACTTTATGGACAGAATATTATATTCCTATCCCAGCAATTCAATATGTTAATTTTTATGCACATTACTGTACACCGAGACCAAACTCGATCTCTATTCCGCTTAAAGCTGACAGTTTGCAGACATCACAATAAAGCTCTTTAATGTCCTCAATATTTGCTCCTTTATTCAGTCGCTCCCAAAGAATGCTGTTGAGGCGCTGTGACTCGTTGATAATCTCGCCAATCTTATTAACACTGGTCTTAACATCTAAGTCCGCTTGTTGCTCAACCGTGTAATATCTTCTTCGTTTTATAGCAGTAACCATATTTGTTGGTACTTTGAAATCATTATAATGCTTTTTTGCCGCATTAATAAGTTGTTTGTTATCTGTTAGAAGAACTGTGTCAGAATCAAAATCGGCGCCTTGAAGTCTCTGTAATATGTTTTCGTCTATGGAATTAACGCAAACGATTGCTTTGCTGAGATTGAAATATTTATCATAATTGCCGTTTCTGACATTTTTGAAAAGTGCAATATCGCCCATTGTAACATGGGGGCTTCTTGACCCAAGAATGTCTGTCCAATAAGGAAAGCGTGTGCTACGGATTTGGTTGCCGACCAGTTCGCTGGTTCCGTCAAACTGCCCGACCGCCGCTTTAAGCATTTCCATTCCATTACCGAAAAGAGTAGAATAATTACCGTTGACTAAAACTCTGCCGTCCCTTAAATCATTTACAAGTGACCTAATCAAGTCGTTTTTAAAATCGTTATAAAGTTTTGTGTTCGCGAATTTATTATTTATACCAAGCAGTTTAAATACAATTTCATTTTTTGAATTAAGCGGAGTAATTTCCATTTCTTCATACGGATAAGAAATGTGATGACGAAGAATATCTGGATCTCTACGAATATAATCAATATAGTCAAACGATTGTTTTAAGAATTTTTCAACATTTTCATAACTCATATGCAGGGTGTTAAGCAACTGATAATGTGTTTGTACCATTCGTCCATCAAAAAAATGAGGGTTTTTTTCGTGCTTAACGACACCGAATGTAACGTCAATGCTTTTTAACCACTGTTCCGCCGTTCCAAATTTAAGGTATTTAATACTACTGGGAGTGGTTATCAATTTGATGTCGCTAACATTTTTTGCCAAAGTAAATCCATTGAGTTGTGAAGTGTCCATTATACCATTATCTTTAAACCATTTCTGAATATTACAATTAAAAGCACAAGATTTAAAGAATCGATTTCTAAGAAGTAGCATTCCTTTATCGGGATATTTAGAAAATAGGGAAGTATCCATTAAACTTTGCCCATCCCAAATTGAATTTGTGACTTTGACGGTTTTTTCTTCAGCAGCGAGGCGACCATCTTTTTCTTCGACTGCCACCACTTCGTCGTCAAATGAACTTTCGTAATCGTCAATGATAAGAATATTTTCAGGTAAAATATCTATCGTGTCAATGATGCTACTCATTGGCAGGGAGATGTAAGCCTCATAAGCGGCAAGGTCAATTTCTTGCCCATCTTTAATCGTTAGCCCACACCTGTCCCATTTTGTCATTCGTCCGTAAAGAGCTTCATTGACGAACAAACATTTTCCGACGCGGCTGCTTCCGCTGCTACGTTTGTAGCGAACATATTTGATACCGTCACATACAAATCCATTTTTATAAAGTTCTTCGCGAAGCTCTGCTTTATTTTTAACGACCGGTATTGTTCCGATTTGAATATATGATTTTGTTTCTTCGTTGTAATCAAAACACTTTCCAAGTGTTTCTTTTGGCAGGGGGGCTGTTATTTCAACCCCTGTCTGTATTCCAATAAGTTGCCCATCTGGTGATAATGCAACCCCGTCTTGGAATAGGCAATCTCTAAAATTATTGCCAGCCCGTATGTATATATCGCTTGCCGCTTTATTAAATTCTTTGTAAGAATAACTAAATTTTACATTAATTACTTGCTGAGTGTATTCCTTACCATTTATTTCAAAAGAAAAATTCTTACGGCGTGTTACTTTTTCATAAACTTCTCTTAATTTAATTGCATCTAAGCTATAATCAAGAGTATTAATAAATTTTTTAGTGCTAATATCTCCTGTTTGCTTGCGGATGGAGTATCCATTTTTAGAGTCTTGTTTAGTGGCGGCATATAAATCCTTTGCTTCCACTGATAAAATATATACAGCTTTGTTTTCGCTTATAAGCTGCGCCCCCTTCCTGCCGCTCTACGCGGTCTCAGTCCGGATGGGATTTCTTTAATACGATACTGTTCCGATTCAAGAATTGAATGAACACGGTCTTCTAAATAGCGATTGGCGTACTCTATCCATTGTGATACGAACGCCTGTACAGATAAATTAGTCTTACTATAAGGGCTATTTTCAATGACTGCTTCGCACAATGCCACGGACAGTTCGCCATGCCAATCAGTTGCGTTATTTTCAGAAAGATTATATCTTTCCATTGTTTGTTTTACGAGCGGGTATGCACTTTCAACCCACTGCTGTTCTTGTGGTGTTAATTTTCTCATATATAATTTTCTCCTTTGTCTTGTTAATAAACATCAGCCTTTCTGTAAAAAAATTGATGATTTGTTTTTTGATAAAGTGATTTGCGATATTTTATTTTATAGATTTGCGGTAATTTTCAAGTGCGTCTGCCAGTTTTGCTTTTTTGATGTTTAAAATTTCTTTGTCTTTAAATCGCCGAACTTTTCTTTAATAAATTGTTCAGCGTTATCTAATTTCGTTTGATAATTTATTTCTGATGTAGGAACATGCAAGGTGAAAACATTAAAGCCTCCATCTTTTGCCTTTGTTCTAATGACTTTCCGGGCAATTAAACCCAATTCCTCAAGAGCTTTGATATATTTTCTGGTCGTTCGCTCATCTTTGTTTAATCTGCTTGCCAATTTCTCCATTGAATATGAACAGACGCCAATAGGAAATTCTACTTGGTTAAGCTTCTTACCTCGTCTGCCGTAAATCAAATGTTTAATAAGACATAGGGTAGAAAGCAGATATGCTTTATATGAGGTATCTGCCCATTTAATAATTGATTCATATTCCGAATAAGACAGTTGAATATATTTACTGTCTGCTCCTGAAAACTGTTGTGGACTTAATTTATATTTGATACAACCCGGCACAGAATTGACTTTCTTAATAATACCTACATCTTCAAAGCGACTTAATATTTCCTTTGTTTTTCTTAAGTAATAATCTTTTTGGCTACCATTTCCACGACCAATTTCGTTTAAATAGTCTGTATACATAAAAAATGACGTTCCTTTAAGTGATTGGTTTTGATATAAATAGCAATACACCATAATTTTGTCCATAGAAACTTCCACGGCCTTATCTTCAATTGGTTCCCATATCCACAAAGGTATTTTAATAAAATAATCCTTCAATAATTCCCTCCTTTCCTGTCAAAAATCGTCATAAGGAAATATTTTCAGGGTTTGTATGTAGTTTTTTGTATCTTGTGGGCAAAAACAACACCCAAAAACCCCCTAAAAAATGTACCTATAAAAATAAGATAGACTGAGTAATAAAGAAAATAGAAAACAGTACGCAGACCGTTGCAAAAATTGCATCGTTTTCCTTGCGGAAAACTTCTTCAATTTTTTAACGTCTTCGTCAACGCCCTTACGGGCTTCTGCTTCGCACTTTAATGATTTTACTTATTAGAATTCTCCTTTCTCATTTCAATATAATTTTTCTTCCTTTGTAGAATACACATTCTGCAACATTGCATTGTTGTATATTTCTACAAAAAAATAAATGCCTTTACAGCATTATTAGTTTACACTTGTATTATACTCCTGATTAATAAACTTGTCAAGTGGTTTTCAAAAAATAATTTTGCGTATTATATGAGAAAATGTGCGAACTTAAAATGCGTATTATGATATTGTGGTTGATTTGTGTAAATAAATAAAGATTTTTGAGGTTAAGTGGGATAGGCGGGAATTTATATTCCTTTAAGGTGCTAAGTTGATTTTTCTTCATAGTTCATAAAGGAAATTAAGGTCAAATTGATATTGTAGGGGGAATGGTGGTAATAGAATTATAGAATTGTGGAATATGGAAGATTGAATATGTGAGTTTGTGCGTTAGGTGATTTAAGTCATTTATATAGTAATTTAATGAAGGTTTTTAGAGTTGTGAGGCTAAGGAAGGAATTTATATTGGTTAATTAGGTTAGGTGGATTTACTTAGTAATTTAATAAAGAAAAATGAGTTAAAAATGGGACTGTAGCGATTATACTACGGTACAAGGTTTCTCTTGCGGTGTAATTGGTGCGAGAGCAACCCGTTCGTCTTATAGGAATATGTCCGGTATGGACTGTGGGATTATATAAGGTGGATAGGTGGTAAGATGATATGAAAGTTAATAAGATGGTGTGCGAATAGATGAACTGATATAGGAGTATTATAGGGGTGATAAGAAACTATTTTTCTATTAAGCGGGTATTAAATGCTTCGGAGAGAGGAGCTTGTGGTGATTGAAAATACATAAAAAATGAGTAATTTTAAGCAGTATAATGGGGAGCTGAATGGAGTGGGGAATGGTTATGGTGGAGTTGGAGAAATGGGGGATTGGGTATTTTTCGGGGAAATTGGCAGTTTTAGGTGATAGGATGGAGGGATATTGATTTAGGAAATAAAAGAATGGTGAATGTTGAGGGGTGGCAAAATGATTGGATTTGGCGATATGGTGGGGAATTACCGAAAGGGGAAACGAGTGAAAAATGGGGGGAATTTAAAATTTTTTAAAGATGAGTGAGATGGATGAACTATCCTTTTTTTGCTCCGCCGGTATTCGCTTTTTGATGAAAATATACCCCCGTATCCGTTCAATCTTAACTATGTGTAAAAGTTAAGATTGACAAAATATGTAAACACTTTACTTTGTTAAAGTATATACATATCTGTACTTTACTTTGGTAAAGTGCTCGGTTAGGTGTAAAGCTAAAAACTTGACAGTCTACTATTCACACACAACTGTCCACCACGCACGGACACATTACACTCTATATCTGTCTTCCGTACAAATACACTTGTCCACAATACAAATACACTTTAACACATTAAAGTGCCGCTCCATTCCCTTATAATGTATTATATTATATAATATATCATACTTTTGAACATAAGTAAAGTACCTATTCATACACGCAGTATACACGCAATACACAAATACCGCATTTTCACCCAGTCCGCAAAATATCACTATAACAACCTTGCACCCGTTCCGCAGCCGTCCGAAAAAAGTTTTTGAAAAAATAAAAATAATACTTGACATTATCCGTATAATGTGGTATTATATCATTGCCGAAAGACAAAAAACACTTTCAGCAATGAACCTATAAAACATTATATGATATTCAATATCAAGTAATTTTTCTTTTAGGCAGTAACCGTTACGACCGGAAAACAAGCCTATAAACAGTATTTTTTATACTGAACGGTGCAAGTAGCCAAAATTACAAGCAATGAAAAAAATAATACTTGACATTGTACGGATAATGTGATATAATAGGCTTGCCGAAAAAGTAAAAAATCTTTTAGCGTTGTAACACATGGGAGCGGTTGACTCATTCACCGTACCGCCTGAAAGATAAGGCGATATATAAATTATATCTGTAATATAGTCACGGCTTGAACAGTGGGAGCAAGTGTACCATTAAGCGGAGGCGATTCCGTGCTGGTTGGGTGCAATCTATCATGCCAACGATAGAGGAAAGAGCATAGAGCGGACTATAAAAGACATAGGCGGATATATCAAGTATAAAGCATAGTAATATTTATATTGCCGTGCATAGGTTAAAACACTGTTTACAGTGTGCTATTTATACCAATATATCAAATAGAGTTATAACGGGTTGCGACCCCGATATTATAACCGTAGACGGGATTTTTGCGCCTTACAAACGCAATCTTTTTGTCAAAATTAGCAATCGTCAGTATGCCTCAACTGTTAGGGTAATAGAACTTTACCAAAAATAAGGGCACATATTTTGCATCTATGGTCTGTCATTTTAGCGAAATATGAGGAATTTGCGATGACCTGAAAAGCGAGCATTTTGAAAAAAATAAACGCAATAATTATATCCTAAATGGATATTTTAAATAAACCTATATTAAGCGCTTAAACTGTTTTTTTACGGCTTAAGCGTTTGCTTATAGGCTTATTTTTTAAGTCTATAAAAAAATAATTGTGGGTGCACATTAAACACGGAGGAAATTATGAATACAAAAACTAATACTACCGAAATCAGAACAACTGCGCAACTTTTAGAGGAATTAAACATAATCAGAACAACCGCAACGGCTACAGAGGTCAACAAAAAAATTGCCGAAATTACGGAACAGTTAAAAGCTGACTCAAAAGCGAATTTAAGCGCAAGAATTGACGAATTGCTTGAAATGGATAGAGTGTCTATGTTTAAAGAGTTTATCAATAATCCTTGTTATACGGCGGTAAAATTATCAACCGATAAGGAAAGCGGAGAATTTAAAATTATTGATCGTGATCGTCAAATTGGATTCCGTCAGCTTGACAAGGCATATATTGACAAAAGTGATAAGAATAAAACACTGGCAAATTCCTTGCGTTATTATGGAATGGTGGCACACTTTACGCACAATTTATGCAAGAATATTGCGGGTGAATTGTCTGAAGATGTTAAAAAAGTTACCGTTCCCGGTTTTAACGGACAGCCTGAAAAGGAATTTGATTTTAGCGGAAGTAGTATAACCGCACTTGAAAAGCAATTAAACGCAATAGCTGAAGCAATTTTGCCGACTGAAATATGTCCAAAAATGATAAAAGCCGATGTTAAGGCTATAAAAGCGGCTTGCGTAAAAGAAAAAATGCTTGTATTTACCTTACAGAATGAAAACGCAATCATTAATAAGATATTCAATGCTTTTGAAATTCGCTTGAATAATAAGGCGTATACCTTGAAAAGCAAAGCGGAATGTCATAAAGCTAAGACTGAAAAGAAAAATAAAAAGACTGCTGCGTGATTTTTTACACGGAATTTTTATACACTTTTACATTACACGGATAATGCTTGACAAAAATATAAAATTGATTTATAATAAGGAGGCGATAAAACTATAACATATCAGAGGTGTAATATGCCTAAATATGAACCCGGACATTTTAATCAAAATCAGTATATAAATGATTATGTGAAAGAAAAATACGATAGAATGGAATTACAGCTTCCAAAGGGCGCAAAAGATACTTTAAAAGCATTAGCAAAACAAAATAAATGCTCTGTTAATGCTTTAGTTATCAGCGCCCTTGAAAAGCAGCATGGGATTATCTTAAAATCCAAAGACTGAGTTTGACTTTTCGTAAGAATCAGACTATAATATAATCGCAAGGGGTGAAATATATTGGAAATTCAATATAGTAAATCTTCATTAAAGTTTTTAGCAAAGATTGAAAAGAAACAGCGTGAAAGAATTAAATCAGCAATAAATGACTTGACATTAACGCCACCCAAAGGCGATATTAAACCATTGCAGGGGTATATTGAAATATACCGATTAAGAGTAGGCTCTTACAGAATAATTTACAAATTTACGGTTGAAAATGAAATTGATATACTTTATATTATAGACATAGGCAACCGTGGAGATATTTACACATAGGAGGTTTTTTATTATGTCTGAGAATGTTAAAAAAACAATAGATATGCTTGAGTTGTTACCTGAAACAGAACAGAATCTTGCATATGAGTTTATTAAGCGTTTAGTCAAAGCGTGGGATCCTGATTATACAAAATTAACTCCATCAGAGGAAAAGAACCTAAAAGAAGCTATGAATGATGAATTTATTTTATCTAATGAAATTGACTGGGATGATTTAGACAATATTTTATAAACTTGAAAAAAATAAAAATTTTTAACCGCTTACATTTCGTAGGCGGTTTTATTTTGTAAAATTTAAAATTTATGCTTGACAAAATCATTGCACTGTTGTATATTATTTACAGACATACAACAATGCAAAGTTGCAAACAATATAAACGAGGAGGAAATCATAATGTCAACACTGGATATAATCAGAAGCATAATCGAAATTATATTATTCGCACTTATATTAATTGCGTTTTTAAATGAGGACTTCCTCGTTTTAATTGAACGCAAAATGTTTAGAAAAATCAAAAGAAGATTTAAGAAACTCGTAAAGTGGGTGATTGGGTAATGGCACAGTACATCAAAGAAAAAATCAAATTGCTAAAGGACTTTGGTATTAAATTGAATAAAAAACAGCTTGCACATCTAAATTCACTCACAAGTGAAATTCAAGTTGATAATTACGCACACGATTTAATTTTTGGCAAAGGTGAAGCACCGTATGCGCTATCAGGGCTAAACAATCAATCAAAATATTTAGGCTCTAAACGAGCTATAGGAGCTTAGGAGGATAATATGAGACCGATATTTTATATGAACAAATCAACAGGCGAAATTACTTTTGATCATGACGAGGCGGTTGCTTGGTACAGTTCTGGCGTAAATGTAGGAATTATGAATGGCAGAAATAATAAAGAAATTTGCGAATGGTTTCATTAAGGTAGTTGGAGTAATTTATTATGTGGCCTAATAAAGATTATAGTTATGACAAAGAATTTCAGCGACAATTAAACGAAGCCGCAGAGCTTCAGGCTCATGCAGAACGCAGGCCGAGAGCCTTAAAATTCTCGACAACCAAATTTTATAATTTTCCGATAAAACACAAGAAAAGGAAAGGTAAGTAATTATGGCTATATGCGAAATTCTTGAAGTAGAAATCGAACATCAAGGCGTCACAATCCCCGATTATACAGATACTTGGTCTGCTTTTGAAGAAGCAAAAGTCGGGGATAAAGTTTATTACATTATGGAAAACGATGAGTGGGGCGATGAAACCTGCTTGCTGATATGTACATTTGAGGACGATGATGTTCAGGTTATCTGCGAAACTTTTGATGATATTGAAACCGCTCTGAGTGACGAAGAAATCATATGAAACAACAATTTTATGCAAGAGGTGGGAACGAAATTGATAGAAATGCCGGTAACTTTATTATGCAAAAATCCTTCTAAAAATAAAGAAAAAAGAATTCATCAGTTAGTTATGTGCGCCGTTATAGATGGTTATACAGACGCAACATCAGAACTGTCAAAATTTATTACAAAATTATACAGAGAGAAAAATCCAAATGCAAGTATTGTATATCGTACATTGCAGCCTTTATTTGATAAGCAAAACGAACATTACAACGAACTTTGCAAAGAATTAAACGAAATAGAACCATTAAGGGAGGACTTTTAGTTATGTGTCAAATGGTATTGAATAATGATAAAAACGGTGTTGAACTTTATTTTGAATCTAAACCCGCAACAAATATTATTTCCGATTTGAAAGAACTTGGATTTAGATGGCATACTGCAAAAAAATGTTGGTTCGCTAAACAAAATCAACGGACTATGAACAAGGCAAACGAACTTGCTGAAAAAAATGAAACTGCAACGATTGTTTCAGAGGAAAAGGTAACAGAAGATTATTGTCTGCCTTGCAATTTAAACATTTACGACAATGGCAATATTGATATTTTAAATAATCACAATTCGCTATATTTTAAAGCAGAAAAAATGTATGCACACATTTATGCAAGTAGTATCGTTGTTATTGATTTAACTAATGCAATGAAAACAGGTAAAACTTGCACATATTATTCTCTACGTGACAATATTAACGACGGATTTGTTGTAACTCTTTATAACAAAGGAATTAAAACCTTTTCTGATTTGTTTGCAGCAATTAAAAATGGCGAATTAACAGAATATATATCAACTGCCGAACAGAAATCGTCAAGTACATTTAGCCCATTTGTAAAAGTTAATCCTATAAAAACGCCTGCCAAATGGAACAGAACGTATATATGGAAAGCAATTCTATCAGGGCAAATTTGGAATGGTGAAACTTCATACCATTACACGGACGATTATGCTTATGATTATGCCTACAATTATCATCAATGTTGTGGCGTAGATTTAATTAAGTTGGCTATCGAAATTATTGAAGATGATTGCAAAGGATATTCGATTTACACGGGTGAAACTGATGAGAATGGTAATATCGAAATCCACTTTTTAACATATTCATTCGATAGTAAAACATTGATTTATAACGAAAATTTTAATCACGAAAAAGGTGCTCAGGCAAGACAAGAAAAGGTTGACGAGCTTAATAAATATAACGACGATATGAAGTCAAAAGTTATTAAGCTTAACCCCAATGACTTTGCCGACAATCAAATTTATTCGTGCCAATGGATTGAACAAGATGGTAATACCGGAAAATATAAAACAAAATCTGAATTAATGTTTGGTCGTTCGCTATTTTGGTTTGATGACGAAGATAGAGAACAGAGCAAAGATTTTATTTCAGTCGAACGCTACAACATTATTAACGATAAGTTTTATACAATCACTGACTTTTTCAATCGAGCAATGGACGAAAGCATTTATGAGGATAAACGAATAATTCAAACAGGTAATTGGGAGCATATTTGCACAGGATTGAGCCTTGCCGAAATGTTATCTGAAGGTAAGAAATTTGATACGATTCACGAAAATAATATTTCTTTTGAATTGTTGAGAGAACAATTAACAGCACACGCTGAAGGTAATGCTTTTTGGATTGGCTGTGCTGACGAAATTAATTATACGCAAGAGTTGTATAAGTTAAACATTGAAGAAATGAAAGTAAAAGAAATGCAAAACAATGCAAACGAGGGAATTGTATGCGTGATTTGACTTTAAACGAAACTGATAATAAAAATTTTTATCCCACACCAACATATTTGGTTGAAAAAATGCTTAATAAAATCCCATATCAAGAATTTAAAACAATTCGTAGTGTGCTTGAGCCGTCTGCTGGTAAAGGCGATATTGCTAAAATCGTACGCGATAAATTAAGTAAGCGAGAATACAGTTACACTTTTGGGACTTATACATCATCTGAAGCACCGGATATTGATTGTATTGAAATTGATATTAATTTACGGACAATCCTGAAGGAAAATAATTTTAGAGTCGTATATGATGATTTTCTTGGTTACTATTCTATGAAACAATACGACTTAATAATTATGAATCCGCCTTTTGATAACGGAGACAAACACCTATTAAAGGCTTTAAAGATGCAGGAACACGGCGGCAAAATACTTTGTTTGCTAAATGCTGAAACGCTAATAAATTTGTATTCAAATACTCGTAAAGATTTGGTAAAACAACTTGAAAAGTATAATGCAGATATCGAATTTATTGATAATGGATTCTCTCACGCAGAAAGAAAGACAAACGTGCAGACCGCTTTGGTTTATGTCAATATTCCTTTTGACACAACAAATGCATATAGCAGTTTAATTCTTGATAATTTAAAAAGAGGTGAAGAAATAGAGGATGAAGAATATGATGCAAACGAATTAATAACAGGTGATTTTATTCATCAAATCGTTGATCAATATAATTTTGAAATTAAAATTGGCATTGCTTTAATCAAAGAATATAAATCTGTTGAGCCGTATTTGCTTCGTGACATTAAAAAGGATAGCGGTAGTACAAGTACTATGCTTGAACTAAATATAACATCTGAAAACGAATTTATTAAATTAGTAAGAAATAAGTATTGGACTGCTCTATTTAATAACGATAAGTTTACTGCAAATTTAACTTCTAATTTGGTGCGTGATTATTATAAACAAATCAGCGAATTAGAAAATTATGATTTTAATATTTTTAATATCAAATCAATACAGTTAGACTTGTCAAAAAATAGAACTTCTGCCATTGAAGAAACCATATTAAATTTGTTTGAAGAGTTTTCGCATAAACATAGTTGGTACGATGAAACCTCAAGTAACATTCATTACTATAATGGATGGAAAACCAATAAGGCCTATATCATAAATAAAAAAGTTATCATACCTTTAGATGCTTATGATTGGTACGACAAACACTACAATCCAGATTATAAGGTAAAAGATAAGTTGTCTGATATAATTCAAGTTCTTGATTATTTAGATAATAACGTAACAAAGGACGACGTACGGAAAATATTAGATACTTCAAAAGAGGTTGGACGAACAAAAAAGATTCATTTCAAAAATATTGATGTAACTTTTTATAAAAAAGGAACTTGCCATATTGAGTTTACGAATCCTGAATTATTAAAAAGATTTAATATATTTGGTTCTCAAAAGAAAGGATGGTTGCCACCAACATATTGTAAGAAAAAATATAGTGATATGACTGTTGAAGAACAAGAAGTAATAAACGAGTTTGAAGGTCGTGATAGTTACGAAAAAGTATTCAACAATCAAGAAAAATATCTAATAAATACAAGTCAAAATGTTTTAATGATAGGAGCGTAAAGAGTAGTATGCGCTTATTTAAAGATGAACAAAATCATCTCATCACAGAGCAAGAGCTGCGACAGGAATTTGGACTGCTTAAACTTATTGATCCTGACTCTTATGACTACAGCTTTGAAAATTATATCAGGAATTGCACCGATAAAAACAGAACGCTTTCAGAATTAAGGAGGAAATAAAAAAATGGGCTTAGTTGAACAATTAAAAATAAAATCCGACCAAATTTCATGTTCTCAGCAGGAAGTTATTAACGAGATTGTTTTAAATTTTAAGCAATATCTTGATAGCGGAAAATTTGAACACTATTTGGAATCCAGCATGCATGAAGAAGAATTAAAATCTCGCGCAAAAACTTTGCGTTTTGAATTTTGGGAGTATAAAAGTGGATGCTCTAAGACTCATTTTAATATGAAGACTCATTTTAATATGGCAGGTTGGTGCTTTGGTGTGGATCAGAACACAACAGACCCTTACAGCTATAAAGGTGTGCGATTGAAAGACATACAAAAGCCTGTCATTGATCATTGCTTGCAATACCTTTATGAAAAACTTAACTCAATGGGCTTTGAATTTGCAGCTACACCTACGAGATATGGAATGCATCCAACGCTTAAAGTATTGCAAGGTGAAATTAAAATTGGTTGGTGAGAAAAACAAAATGTCAGTCTGTCGAATAACCCTAAATTTCAAGCGAGATTTAGGGTTATGAGTTTTGTTTTGGCAAAAAAATGTATATAAATTAATTAAAGCACTGTATTG